CCAGATCCATTTAAAAGAATGTTTAAACTTCATGAGATATTAGATAATTTAGTCAAAGAAAATCTACATGAAATTTTTATCAAAACACATGACAGGAGGAAAAAAAATATGGAATTGTTTTACAACATTGATTTAGGTAAACGGTATACTAACGACATGCAACAACTTGTTCAAAATATAAAAAATGTTTGATCAAATATTAAAATTTGAGCAGGCATTGGCTGAATATACCGGGGCGCCGCATGCAATAATGACCGACTGTTGTACTCATGCGATTGAAATGTGTCTACGATACCATGCTGTCACTCAAACAGCATTTACTCCATTCACCTATCTTAGTATACCAATGACCATGCACAAGTTGGGCATTGCATATTTGTACACCGAAGAAACCTGGGTTGGTGAATATCCGTTTCACGGCACTAACATCTGGGATAGCGCACGTAGATTGGAAAGAAACATGTATCGTGCGGGACAAATGCAGTGTCTGAGTTTTGGGCACAATAAACCTTTACATATAGGGCATGGTGGTGCTATACTGTTAGATGATGCACAGGCATACAGTACCATAATTGAACAACGATACGACGGACGCAGATTATCTGTTGCGCCTTGGGAATCACAATGCACGTTCAAGATTGGGTATCACTATAGACCCACTATCGAAGACGCAAAAATTGGTTTAGAAAAATTAACTACCATCAACAAATTACCTGAATATCATCAATATCCTGATTTGCGACAAATTACAATTATATGAAAATTTTAATTACCGGACATTCCGGTTTTATAGGATCCTACCTATCTGCTAGACTTGGGCATAATAATGAGTTACATTTTTTAAAAAATGATTTACTTAATTTTGCCGAAGTAACTAAAGAAGTAATAGAGTCCAATCCAGAAATAATAGTTCATCTAGCTGCTAGAACAGAAGTTGAACAAAGCTTTTACGAACAAATTACTTTCAGTCAAATTAATTATGTAGGTAGCGTTAACTTAATTGAAACCGCTAGTAAACTTAAAAATTTAAAAAACTTTGTTTTTGCTAGCACAATGGAGGTATATGGGTGGCAACCAATTAGCGACGAAGTAAAACTAAATTTGATTCCTGATAAATTTATAGCGTTTAACGAACACACTATACCCAGTCCCAATGCTCCATATTCTATTGCTAAATTTGGCGTTGAAAAATATTTAGAATATGCTAGACGTTGTTTAAATTTACCGTTTACAATAATTAGGCAAACAAATAGCTACGGCAGAAAAGATAATAACTTTTTTGTAACTGAACAAATTATTTCACAAATGTTAAGTAATCCTAACGAAATTTCTTTAGGATACGCAGAACCTTATAGAAACTTTATCTACATTGATGATTTAGTTGACGCATGGGAGCAAGTAATTAATAATCCTACCTTGTGCGAAGGCAAAACTTTCACATTAGGACCAGACAATCCTATTAAGATCAAGGATTATGCACAATTAATTGCTAATAAATTGAACTGGCAAGGAAAAATTATTTGGGATTCAAAACCTATTAGGCCTGGTGAACTCTATTACCTAAACAGCGATCATAATTTAATCACACAAACTTTAGGGTGGAAACCTAAAGTTAGCCTTAGTAACGGTATCAATGACACTATTGATTTATTAAAATTTTTAAGGAAAAATCAATGACAGAACTAAAAATAACCGAAAAAGAGTGGAATAACAAAACTCTAAATTATAATTTAGGAAAGTATAATTGGCCTGCTTGGGCATTGTCTATTATACAAGAAATAATGCCACACGTAAAAGAACTAGAAACTTTACACGAAGTTCTAAATCCTGCTGAAATAGTCAAGGTTGCGGCCCATGTGCAAAATGCATGCAGCAGAAAAGATTTCATGGAGAAATTTGATAAATTTGTAGAAGAATATATTCCACAACGAATTAATTATAAAAAGTATTTAATACAACGACAAGGTACGCTACGAGTCGTTATACCTAATCAGGCACAGGCAGGACGCAGATTATGGTTTCATCAGGGCATATTTGTAGGCAATGGTAGAGGTTGCAGAACCATTTGGACACCTTTTACTCGCGCAGAGAAAACTAATACTATGTGGATATTAGATTTAGCTATTAGTAGGCAACTTACTAAGCAAGTGTTAAGTGAAAAATGGAGCTTAGAAAAATTTGAAAAAGAATGTTTACGTTATGCACAACCAGTAACCTTGAATACAGGCCAAAGTCACTTATTTTTACAAGAACACTTGCACGGTAATGTAGACAATAAAGAAAATTATACTAGAGTCAGTATGGATATGCGTATCCTGGTTGAAGGAGAAGAATATTTGCGTAGAAACCCAGGAGGATTTATGCGGTTACCAGGCGACTACGAAGGTGCAAGGATTTCGGATAATACCGGAAGAAAATTTGTTACTTATGCAGGATGGAGTAGTGCTTTTAGTAAATGGCAAACATTACCTATGCAACGTTCTATTATAGAACAATATTGTGTAAAAAATAAAATTAGTTATAATGATTATCTAACAGACAACGAGCATATGGATTGGCAACCAGCACTAGAACATTACATCAAACAAAAGCCAGACGGTATAGTAATGTGTAGTATATATTCGTTAACCGACGATGCAGAAAGACGCAAAGAAATTTTAAATTTGGCGTTAGACTTAGGAGTTGAATTACACTTTGCTAACGAAGTTACTAGTTTAAAAACTTCAGCAGATTTAGAAAAAATTGAATCGTATTTAACTTTTGCTGTACAAAAATCTGGCCCATATGTTTGGGAAGAATAATTTTTGCTCTTATTAGTGAATACTGCTAAAATATAAACAATACAGAATTTACTAATAAGATAAAATCTAAATTAATATCTCAAGAGATATTAATACTTTGACATCCACGTCCTTAACTCGGAGAACACAATTGACAACAGAATTTACCCCAGATCCAGTATTAAATCAACCACCACCAACAGAGTTTGTACCTTTAGTAGTACCATCACCATTGTACGTTCGTGCAGTAGACCAACCTGGTGTTAAAAAAGAAAAACTGCTGAGTGCTGCCCTACGTGAACGAATGCGAGCTGACAACAAACGCTTCTGGGCAGGCGACAACATCAGCGACTATGTGGCCAATTCAGATCGCGAACATTTGATCAATGAAGCCACAGAAGCATTTGAGGGGGTATTAGATGCATTACTAATTGATCGCGAAACAGATCCCAACAGCCAAGGCACCGCACGTAGACTTGCCAAGATGTATTTTAACGAAATAATGGCAGGCAGGTACGAAACTGCACCCGAAGCAACGGCTTTTCCCAATGATAGTGCAGATCGTTACGACGGTATGCTGGTTGTACGCAGTGAGTTACGCAGCATGTGCAGCCACCATCACCAGCCAGTGGCTGGAGTTGCCTATATTGGTATCATTGCAGCCCAAAAATTAATTGGCTTGAGTAAATATACACGTATAGCACAATGGTGTGCTAGGCGAGGTACGTTGCAAGAAGAGCTATGTAATGATATTGCTCGAGAAATTATGTCAGCAACAGGCAGTGAGAATGTTGCAGTTTATATTCAAGCAACGCACGGGTGTTGTGAAAACCGTGGCATTATGGCACATAGTAGTTTGACACAAACTACAGTTCTTCAGGGTGCGTTTAAAACCGACTCCAGTGTTAAGAAGGAATTCTTCGACAACATTAAATTGCAACAGGAGTTTGCACCTAGATAGGATATTTGTCCTATCTAGTTTGATAGGAAAATAAAGTGTCCGACGAAAATAATAATAACAATGACGCAGCAGCATTAAAGAAACAACTAGACTCACTTAAACCAAAAAAAACAATGAAAGTACCAGCCGGCTTGCTTGATGGTGCAAACAATTACGATAGTAAATTATTGGCTATCAAAGTAATAGCCGACAAGGAATTAGAAAGAACAGTGCTGTTGATCAAAAACATGCTTAAATCAGATTTGCCTGTTCGAACAACACCACCTGAACCCGAGCCACCGCAAAAATCAGAACCAAAGAAAACCGCTTTAGACAAGGCCAAATTTTGGAAGAAATAAATCAATCACGGAGATGCAATGAAACTCAACAATAAACTAACAAAATGTAACGACCACTTCACTGTCTACATGTATGACAATGGCTACATGGTTGAAGTTGGTGGACGCAACAGCAACGAAGAATGGGTTACTGCCAAAGTTCTTTGCAAGGACTTTGCGGAACTGACAGCCCTCATCAAGGAAGCAGCTGAAATGGAACGTGACTAATGAATAAATTAATTGTCACTAATAAAGCGTTAACTGGGCTTGTGGGTAAAATTTGTAGAGACATTGCTGTTGATGATTGGCGCCCCGATTATGTTGTGGGCATCACTCGTGGCGGCGCTGTTCCTGCTGTGATGATTAGTCATTACTTTGACGTCCCTTGCGAAATGCTCAAGGTCAGTTTACGTGATGGCGGGCAGTGCGAAAGCAACTGCTGGATGGCCGAGGATGCATTTGGATACATACCCGAAGGTCCGTTCCGTGAAGGTATTAGCAAGCGTAGCGACCCTACATTTGCTAAAAAAATATTAATTGTTGATGATATCAATGACAGCGGCGCTACTATCAACTGGATCATGCAAGATTGGCAAGGCAGTTGTTTGCCAGCTGATCCAGACTGGGAACATGTTTGGGGCAACAATGTGCGATTTGCTGTGCTGTATGATAATCTTGCTAGCGAATCCAACATCAGTACCAGCTATGTTGGCGAAGAGATCAACAAATCCGAACAGGACGTATGGATTGAGTTCCCGTACGAGTCATGGTGGCATTAACCCTACTGCTTGATGTTACCGGCAATCAGGGAGCATCTTGGCCTACGTTAAATATAAAAATAAACAATATGCTACATTTTAACGGAGAAATTCAAGGTAATCAAATTTTAAGCGTTGTTGCACCAGAATCAAACAGCTACTTAATTGAAATTTCTGGCATAGGCAAAAAATTTGGTCAGGATGGTGTTTGGGACACTGTGCTAGATTTGGATAGAAACATTCTTGCTGATAAATCCGTTGTGTTTAACAATTTTAAAATAAACGACATATCAATGGAGGAAGTCTGGATTAGAAATCTTCCAATTATGATTGACCACAAGGTTGGTCTTTTTAACACCAAGGGATTTTATACAAATGGTACCATCAAAATTGCTGTTACTAACCCAGTTTTAAATTGGATCATACAGGAGAAGTTTATAAAAAATCATGTGTTGACATCTCAGACATATAGCGGTCGTGATAAATTTGATCACCAAACAATATCAAATAAGATTGCCCAAATAAAAAAAACATTAGATGATTAAGACGTTAATATTACATGTGCCGCCTCTTGATCATCTACGGCCTCCGTTAAGTGGCGCAATATTAGCGAGTCTCTGTGCTAGTATTGGGCACGATGTCTCGGCCAAAGATATGAATATACACTTACGTGAATATTTAAGAAATATCAATAAACCTGATTCTTTTTTTGACGATGTTTTTTACGAGATGGTGTCTGATTATTCCGCAGACCAAAAAGAAATAATTAATCAATGGTTACTAAATTATCTAGATCAGATTCAAGTTAGTAGTTTTGATTACATTATAGTTAGTTTATTTTCATATCTGGCACAATCATTTACTAATATTCTATTACCAAGCATTAGGAAAAAATCCAAGGCTAAAATTATAATTGGTGGTGCAGGAATTAAAAGAGTAATTGGAAATAGTAAAACTTATGGTACTATTCTTAAAGACAATAATCTAATTGATGAGTATATTGTAGGCGAGGCCGAAGAATCGCTAATACAATATTTCAAGCATAGCTCAGGTCCAGGTATAGGAAATTTGGACTTTGTACAGATAACTAATTTGGATCAGTATCCGTTTCCGGATTATTCATACTATGACTTAACAGCGTATCGTAACGATGAAAACAAATTAGAATTTAATATTATTGGCAGCAGAGGATGTGTTAGAGATTGTACGTTCTGTGACGTTAGAGTAACAACTCCCAAATATCAATTTAGATCAGGTCAGAACATTGCTAGCGAAATTATACAACATTACGAAACATACGGAGTTACTGATTTTTACTTTGCAGACAGTCTAATAAACGGCAGTTTTAAGGCATTTAACGACATGTGCAATACTTTAGCTAATTATAGATTTCACACACCAATATCGTGGTCCGGACAATATATAATACGATCCAAGGAAACTACTCCAAAAGATCATTTTGATTTGATCAAAGAAGGAGGAGGAAAACGATTATATGCTGGTATTGAATCTGGGTGTGATCGGATTAGATTTGAAATTGGTAAAAAATTTACCAATGATGACATTGAATTTTATTTAGAAAATTTTCAAAAACATGGCATCGAGATTCTTTTTTTATTCTTTACAGGATACATATCTGAAACCATTGAAGATTATAATGAGACATTACAAATGTTTTCTAGATGGCAAAAATATGTTGCAAGTGGTACTATTATTGGGGTCGAAACTTTAAATCTATTAAGTGTGTTGCCCGATACACATTTAGAGTCAATTGCAATTAATAAAAATTTTGTTTTTCAACAAGACGCAGCTACCGGGCATATGAATACAAAATTTTGGTTAGATCCTGCAAGACCAGAGTTTGACTTTAAAGAACGAGTCCGCCGCCATCTGAGAATTATGGAAGAAGGTATTAAATACAGCTGGCCATTATGGAATGCTGGTTTTTCACTGTCCTCAATTGAACAGAGTTTTGTAAGTTTTAAAAATCCACAAAATAGATATATGTTACTAAAACAAACATAAATATAATTCTACACAGCGGCCTTTCTGGCTTTATCCCGCTTTACAAATTCTACAGCCTATGTTATTATTACACATAGGAGCAATACAATGACACTACAACCAGTACAATACAAATTTACCAGTACCAAAGAGTATCACAATGCCTTTCCGGTAGCATACCGTCAATGGCGAGCCGATAGCCATTGCAACCTGATTCACGGTTATAGTTTTAGCATGAAGTTTTATTTTGGTACTAATAATCTTGATGCCCGCAACTGGGCTGCTGATTATGGTGGGCTTAAAGAACTCAAAAGCGTACTCGAAAGCCAGTTTGATCATACCCTGCTGGTAGCTGAGGATGATCCTGAGCTGGAGTTCTACAAAGAAATGGAACGGCGCAAGCTAGCCAAGCTGACCATACTACCTAGATTAGGTTGCGAAGGCCTGGCTGACCAACTTTACAAATATGTTAATGGAGTGTACATCCCTGACATGTGGGGGCAATCAGAAGCAGAACGATTGTGGTGCTACCGAGTAGAAGTGCGCGAAACACAAAGCAACATGGCTTTTAGAGAAGGCCATCGTGAATGGAACGAGGACTTGTTTGTATGAGTAAACTCAAGATAGCAGAATTGTTTTACAGTATCCAAGGTGAAGGCCGTTATATGGGTGTGCCTAGTGTGTTCTTGAGAACATTTGGATGCAACTTCAAATGCGCCGGCTTTGGTATGCCTGCTGGTCAGGCCAGCACTGAAGTAGAGGCCATTGCTGATCGTGTTGCAGACTTTAAATTCTATCACGAACTACCGTTAGTGAGTACAGGATGTGACAGTTATGCGTCTTGGGATCCAAGATTCAAAGATCTTTCCGCCACATACGATACTGATGTGATTGCCAAGTCTATTGTAGAGACCTTGCCATTCAAAGAGTGGAGAGACGAACATCTTGTGATCACAGGTGGTGAACCGCTGCTGGGGTGGCAACGTGCATATCCCGACTTGCTAGAACAACCAGAAATGGCCACGCTCAAAGAGATTACATTTGAAACAAATGGTACTCAAGAACTGTCAACTGAGTTTGCACAGTATTTGACCAAGTGGGAATTTGCCAGTGGCGTCAAACGTGAAGTGACTTTTAGTGTCAGTACCAAGCTAAGTTGCTCGGGAGAAAGTAGAGACGAAGCTATTCGGCCTGATATTGTGTGCAATTATGAAAAATACGGACATACCTATCTCAAATTGGTAGTAGCCACAGAGGCCGATGTTGAAGAAGCTGTATGGACTGTGCAGGCCTATAGACAAGCGGGATTCACAGGTCCTGTGTATCTAATGCCTGTTGGTGGTGTTGAGAGTGTGTACAGTCTAAACAATCGCAGAGTGGCAGAATTGGCCATGCAACATGGCCTAAGATATAGTGATAGATTGCAAGTACCACTATTTAAAAATGAATGGGGGACCTAATGACAGAAACACGAAAAAGAACCGTAGTACGAATGCTTACTTACAGGCTAACTGCCTGGCTGTTTACTATCTTCTGGACATACCTGTTCACTGGAGACTTCGGATCTGCAGCAGGATTTGCCACGGTGTTACATCTGTTGTTAAGCGTAGACTATTACATACACGAACGAATTTGGCTCAAGATCAAATGGGGCAAAGAATAATTTTTCAAGGAAGCAAATGACATATCTTTTTACCAGTGAATCAGTATCAGAAGGACATCCAGACAAGGTAGCAGATGCTATCTCAGATGCAGTACTGGATCTTGTAATGCGCGAACAAAACCCTGCACTGAGATGTGCATGCGAAACGCTGGTTACTACCAACAGAGTTGTTGTGGCAGGTGAATTCAAGGGTGTTTTACACAAGGAAGAAGTCGAAAGTGCTGTTCGTCGAGTTATCAAAGACATTGGGTACGAACAATCAGGTTTTGATTGGCGGACCGTTGAGATTACCAATCTGTTGCATGCACAAAGTGCAGATATTGCACTAGGTACAGACACGTTTGGTGCAGGAGATCAAGGTCTTATGTTTGGATATGCTTGCAACGAAACTGATAATTACATGCCCAGTGCAATTTATTGGAGTCACAGAATTGTGGAAGCATTGACTAGTATACGTAAGAATCTTTTAGTGGCCTGGCTTGGCCCAGATGCCAAGAGCCAAGTTACATTTGAGTACGATGCTAACAACAAACCGGTACGTATTACCAAGGTAGTATGCAGTACTCAACACAGCGAATCAGTTGGCATTGATACTGTACGCAGTACCATTGAACTTATAATCCGCAGTCTGCTACCAGAAAAATACATTGATGCCAATACGGAATTTTATATCAATCCAACTGGACGTTTTGTGATTGGAGGTCCGGATGGTGATACCGGACTAACTGGGCGCAAGATCATTGTTGACACGTATGGCGGATATGCACCACACGGCGGTGGCGCCTTCTCTGGCAAGGATCCTACCAAAGTAGATCGTAGTGCAGCTTACATGATGCGGTATCTTGCCAAGAACATTGTGGCCAGTGGACAAGCAACATGGGCCACTGTGCAAATCAGTTATGCCATTGGCATTGAGAAGCCCATGAGCTTTTATGTAGAAAGTGATGGTGATAGTGCGGCATTGACCACCTGGATCCAAGACAACGTGGATCTAACACCACGTGGCATTATCAATCGGTTTGATCTATTTAGACCAATTTACAGCAGTACCACCAACTACGGACATTTTGGCAAGGCAGACCTTCCGTGGGAAGCGGTAGACCTATTTTAAAGGGCAACACAATGTTTGATTATTTAAAGCGCAAGTTTACAAAACAACCTTTGGAAGAAAAACCAAAAATAGTCAAGCCCAAGGCAAAGACAGCCAAGGAACTGGCCACTGAAGCCAAGGAACCATATGTGAATGTGATTAGTGTGGAGTTAGACCCCGATGATGTGGGCAACGGTGCGTTTGAGTTGGACTGGAACGATGTGTTTGTTGCCAGATTGGTCAAGGCCGGATTCCAAATGAAAAAAGATGATACCGATGCAGATATTGTGGATCGTTGGTTTCAAACTGTGTGTAAAAACATCATTGCAGAAAATTATGAACAATGGGAAGCCAATCAACCAGTTGAGTCAAGACCCAGAATGGTGGATCGCCGGGATCTAGGCGGCGGAAGGACCGAAGTATCGTGACAATACTATATGTAAACGGTGATAGCCATAGCGCAGGCGCAGAAGCTGTCAATGATTACTGCTTTGCCAAAGACGACAGGTTATATCACGGGCTTGGCAGGCAGTCGCACCCAGACAATCTAAAAGTCAGTTATGGCTGCAATATTGCCAATGAGTTATCTGCTGTTTTGCATTGCGATGCAGAATCAGCCAGTTCAAACAATAGGATAATAAGAACCACACGCGAATATATTCGTAACGAAGGCACACCAGATGCTGTTATTATTGGGTGGAGTACTTGGGAACGTGAAGAATGGTTGCACGAGAATGTGTATTGGCAAGTCAATGCCGGTGGAGTTGGACATGATTGGCCAGATCCTGTAAAAGAGCGATACAAAGAATATATAGTTAATTTAGATTGGGAGTTGGCCGAACAACAGGCTCATAAAGATATATACGAGCTACATACCGAATTATTGGATCTTAAAATCCCACATTTGTTTTTTAATACTTACAATTACTTTCGGCAGTCGCCAGCTGACTGGTTTAATAACTATCTTGGCCCATACGATCCTGACTTGACCTATTACAAATGGTTAACCAATTCGGGATTTCAATCCAAACCAAGTTACCATTTTGATGCGGATGCTCATAGAAAATGGGCAGAATTTCTTTTACCGCACTTGACACAATTGTTATAATATGCTAATATTACTACATGAGATATCTAATTGTAGACACAGCTAACACGTTCTTTCGTGCCCGACACAGTGCCCATCGCCAAAGCGATACATGGGACAAACTGGGTTTTGCTATTCATGTAACATTGGGTTCAGTCAACAAAGCCTGGCGCGAGCAAAAAGCCGATCATGTGGTCTTCTGCTTAGAAGGCCGTTCATGGCGCAAAGATTTTTATGAACCATATAAAAAGAATCGTGCTGTGGCTCGAGCTGCCTTAACCGAAACAGAAGCCGAAGAAGACCGACTGTTTTGGGAAGCGTTTGATGATCTTAAAACATTCTTGACTGAAAAGACCAATTGCACTGTGTTACAACATTCTGAACTGGAAGCGGATGATCTTATCGCCGGCTTTATACAAAGTCATCCGAATGATCATCATACCATTGTCAGCAGCGACACAGACTTTTATCAATTGCTAGCATCAAACGTGAATCAATACAACGGTATTGCAGACGAGCTGCATACACTAGAAGGTATTCTGGACAAGAGAGGTAAACTGGTGGTTGACAAGAAAACTAAAGAACCAAAAAAGATTCCAGATCCCGCATGGATCTTGTTTGAAAAATGCATGCGCGGCGATGCATCGGACAATGTGTTCAGTGCATACCCAGGTGTTAGGACCAAAGGTTCCAAGAACAAGGTTGGCCTGCAAGAAGCATATGAGGACAGAGATAAAAAAGGTTTTAACTGGAACAATCTCATGCTACAGCGGTGGACCGATCACAACGGTATTGAACATCGTGTGCTGGATGACTACAATAGAAATGTTACTCTAGTTGATCTTACTGCACAACCTGACGATATCAAAGGTAAAATTGCTACCACCATTGCACAAGGTGCTGTAAAACAAACTAGGCCCATGGTAGGAGCACAATTCTTGAAATTTTGCGGCAAGTACGATTTGGCCAAACTTAGCGAATTTGCTGCACAATATAGCGAAGTGTTAAGTGCAGAATATCCCCAGCGTTAAATCAAACAGAAAGAGCAAACAATGCCACATATACTATTACTTTGGACCATGGCCATTTCCACTGTTACCGGAACAGAACACGGTAACTGGCGATACCTGGGAACCTATCATGATAAAGCTGCATGTTATGAAGCGTTCAGGGAACTAGGCCAACGCGACTACAGCATCTACGGAAGATTTGTATGTCAACCTGCTGGATTGCCAACCCCACCGCTGCCTCCTGGTCCGGTAGTTCGTTATTAATATGACTATCTGGTTAATATTGACATTACTGTTTGTCAAGCATTTTCTAGCCGACTTTTGTTGGCAAACTGATAGAATGTTCAAAGACAAAGGCCATCTTGGGCGCACCGGAGGGCTACAACATGCTGGACTGCACGGTGCATTGACCTATGTGGTACTCATGCATTTTGTGGGCATACAAGCTTGTGTCATGTTGGCTGCACTTGATGCTGCGTTACACTATGTTATAGACTGGGTTGGAGTCAGGGTTGTTGTAAGATTGACCACCGAGGACCGAGCGTATTGGGTTTGGATGGGCATGGATCAATTGCTACACTCTTTTACATATTTGAGTATTGCATTTACAATTTCAATACTGTTAGGAGAATGGGTATAAATTATGGAGATCGCAAATGAAATGGTTTAGAAAAATTGTCTGGAGGGTATGCAAACGTGCCTGGGAGGACGATGCTGAATTCACAGCACAACAACGTGCAGACGAAATTGGCCAAGTTCAACGGACACGACGAGCCCGCATAAATGTTCCACCTAAGAATAACTTTTGGACAGATGATGAGGGTACCGGTAATCCCTGTATTCAGGCCGATAGTATGACTTTTAAATTGTACACATGTGTAGGTGGACATATTCTTGAAACCCATGTGTACGACAAACATGACGACGAAACCAAACACACTCTTTACATGATCAAAGAGGAAGAAGACTTTGCCAAGCAGGTATCACAGTCTATCATGATGGAAATGATAAAACAATGACCTCAAACACTGTTACTATAGATACCAATTTTTTAGATTTAGATTCACACGATATTACCATTGACTTAGGAGACTCTATGAATACAGGAACTACATACACGTTAGGTGCTGCGCTGCCTGGAGCAATCAGAATTGACGATATTACAGGCAGTGTTGGTGGATCAAGACATAGATTCCCAAATAAAAAAATGTCATTGAACATTTACGAAGCACACGGTGGTTACGTGGTTGAGATTGACAAAGATACCTATGGTGCAGACCGTGACATTTACGTCATCAGTGACACCACAGATTTTGATCGCGAGCTGGGCAAAATTATCACTCACCACACATTAAAATCATGATCACAGAACGAATTGCAAAACCTGTAGTAAAAAACAAGTTCTGGGTGGTTGAAGATAGGGGTACAAGGATTGCCACTATCCAAGCTCGAGAAGATGGAGGCTTTGTTTATGTATATCAAGAGACCCGCGAATATTTTCCTTCTGTGCAAATTTTAAAGCAAACTTATCATATCAAATTTCAGCGAGCAATATCAAACAAGCGACCTGAAAAAGAAAATAATGTATACAGTTATCCCATTGTTGGCAAAGCCTACAATCAGGTGTACGATATCAAACGCAAGCTGCCAATTTATTCCAGGTCTTTAAAAAGTAAAAGTTTATACTGTGCTGGTTACTACTTGATCAAAATCAACCACACATGGTGTTTGCAGTTTTGCCCCAAAAACATTACCTTGAATCGATATGAGTTCCAAGGACCATTTTATACAGAACAGGAAGCAAACAATGCAGCATAGTTTATCAATACAAAATTTTAACAACAGAGTCCGGCAGATGAATCAAACAAACAGCAAACAGCTGATGCTGAGTTCTGAGGAAGCACGGAGCATACATGCAGATATTTTTTCTTTGTTGTCAATGATAGCAGAATTGCAAAATAGATCAGATCCCGAACCTGTTAACAGTGTATTCATGGACGGCGGCGGGTTTAAATAAACTACGCCGTTATTGTCATAAATACCTAGTTCAAGGAAGATTCCAATGTCAAGACCTAAACCAAATGTGTTGTTAGAGCATGTAAACAAACTAAATTACAAAAGCGACCAAGTGCTGTCAAGTGAAGGTATATGGGCGGTTTTCTACGACCAACAACCCATCAATCTAAAAAGCCAAAACATGCTGGTTGCGTACCCTGGTCCCAAGTACAAGAAGGTTAGTTTTTCAAACAGCGGACATGCTATCAACTTGGCAAAAAAACTCAATACCCTGTTCAAAACTGACAAATTTACTGTTGTGTTGATGAAACATGGTGACCAAATCTACCCGTAATCAGCGTTGGTATACCGAAAGCATTTTGCAGGCCGCAGGCGCTGATACGACTACATATCCTCAATTCATCAAGTCTTGGTGGTGGATCCATACCAAACCAAACAATCTAAGATTAACCAAGTCTGGCATTGAGTTTATAAAAAAATTCACCAAGATTCCTGTTTACGACTGTGTGTTGCCTGAGCCAATGCGAAATCGTACCATGATCCAAATGAGCAGATTATTGGCCTGTCCGTACTACATTGCGAAAATTGATCAATTGCTACTATTGGGCGAACAAGAAACAGTGTTGCTAAAATTGCATGGCGATAATCTACAGAAGTATTTGGACAACTTGCAACTTTAGCAACGGTTGACAACAATTTTCTTTTTTTATATACTACAGTTCTTTTATAACTTTATTGAAGGATCAACAATGTCCGTGAATAATGTAAATCAGCTGCGTACAGTAGTGCGCGGAGCAAATCCTTTCGCTCCTATTGCAAAAATTAAAAATCAGCAATTGACTAGTAAAAGTGGCAAATACGAAGCATTGCCGGATCGCGCACAACCGCTAATTACCAGTGCCAAAATTCAAGCAGCAATTGATACACTGAAACAACGATTGAATGGCGAAGTTTACACGCAAGAACATTTTGGATACCTTATGGAGGTTGACGAAAGTTTGATCGACATCAATGTTGATATCCAACGCTTCTTAGAAGAAACACATATCGCGGACAATATTATCACTTTGTTTGATCCACGTATTATGCAACCGCTTAATGTGATTTTTATTAAAGAAACCGGTCGTTATTCCTCTTGGGAGGGGCAACAAAGTGGCACAGCATTTTATCTAATGAAACATTTTGGATTAATTGCAGCTGGTACCAAAATTCAATGCAAGGTAGTAGGTGACAATTTGGTCGTCCCAGGCAGCAAAGATGTAGGAGAAGCTACTGGCAATTATGGCTTTAGACGCTTGGGTGGTAGTGGTCGCAAATTGATTGATCCATATTTTGTACATCGTAGTCGTGTCAGCGGCAAGCGATTATACGAGTCGACACTTACTGAAGATGTGCAAAGTCATGAATTGCAATTGATTCTAGAACAAAATAATATGTATCCGGCACCAGCAGTAGAAGCAAAAGGTCAACAAGCACAACCTGGCATGGTTACTTATATTATTGGTGTAAATAATATCGGCCGACATGGTGCAGAAACCGACCAAATATTCGAGCTAGGCAAGCAAGATTTGCAGTGGGCCCTGAACTGGCACAATACTTATTTTCCTAACGAAAAAGGTGTCAACGGCGGTTATATACTTGCGTTTGGTAGATTGAGTGCAGAGGCCGGTGAAAATAATGTCGAGCTTACTCCTGAGCTCGAACTTGATTTGTATAATCATATTCGTGCCACTTACGGAAGTCCAAAAGGATTTCATGATGACTGTAAGATTCGACTTAAAAAATTCCAGATTGCCAATAATCTTAAGGATTCGTGGTCAGACTCATGCCTTACGCCAATATTAATTATTGATTATCTAAATGCGGGCGGACAATGTGCTGTTCCTCAAGTGAAAGGGATGGCAACATATGGTGGAATCTAATTTAGATTATTACTTTTATCTTTGGCGTAATCGTATTGTGCTAGATGATGATCTTATAGTCACTCGTACCTGTTTTGGAATTACTGGCAATCCGTTTGGACCAAACGGTCGGCTCAATGGATACGAAGGACATAACGGGAAATCAATTCAGTTTGCAGATATGTGGATTGGTCCTAAACGTCCCATTAAAGATCTTGAGGATCATATAAAAGCAGAATTTTACGATTATGCTGTTATAGGGCATTTAGGATTTAGATACGAATGGATTAACGAAGAAATTGATTACGATCAAATTAAATCTTGGGTAGATTGGGAAGTTGGCGGACATCCTAGCATTAGCAAATATGTAATAGTGTAAAATTAACAACCATTGCGCATAAAGGCTCCTTTTGCTATAATGTACTGTTACTAGCGAAAGGAGCCTGTTATGTCTGCAAATTCTTTTATTAGCAAATACAGTTCACGCAATAACAAAAAAGCAATAGTACAGTATTACAAAATACCCGCTACTACAAAATGGGTAGAGTACATGCTGGACAAGCATGAAATTAACAAAATACTAATGGATAGCAATTTTGCAACAAAAATGGATTTGTTAGAAATATTGCAAGTTTTAGAACGCAAAATTGATTACATGTACAAGCATCCAAATTTTAGTTTTAAAAAAGCAACAGATTTGTTTCACATATTAAAATCAGCACCAAAAGTTGCAGAAAAAGCAACACCAAAAACTGTTGTAAAAAAACAACGCAATAAATGGTAGACCAAAAATCACCCATTTGCTATAATGTATGTACACTAACTAGTAAGGAGCGTAAAAATGAAAACATTTACTTTTGCAGGAACTTGTACAGAAAATGGCGCAACAGTTTACAAATTTGCTAACGACGCTAAACGAGCCAAAGCACTTGAGCGTTTTGGTTGCACAAATGTAAACATGATTGAGTTGCCTGCTGCAATGGATAAAGAAGCTGCTGTTGCATATCTTGCACAAGTGGGCATGACTGCTGCAAAGGCGCCTCGTGTTGCTAAATCTGCAACAGTTGCTAAAGTAGCAAAGGTTGCTAAAACTGCAACTGTTGCTAAAGTAGCAAAGCGTGTTGGTGACAAGCCACGCAAAGGTCAAACCCCAGAAGCGTTTGCAATTGAATGGTTCGCGTCAAAGGAAGTCAAAGTTGCAGAGAAACGTGCCGCAGGATCGTTGTAATTTGATAGTCTGTGGGGTAACAGCCACAGACATTAATTTAACTATGTCATATAATAATGTTTTAACAGTGAGAGGAATTTAAAATGGCAGTCACAGAAAGCCGTACAGTTACACCCGAAGAAGCACGTAGTCGCATTCTTCGTTGTTTTAAATTGCAACGTCCTATCTTTCTTTGGGGACCACCGGGTGTGGGCAAGAGTGAAGTTGTAGCTGATATCACTGAAGAACTTGGCGGACACATGATTGACTTGCGTCTAAGTCAAATGGAGCCCACTGACTTGCGCGGTATCCCGTTCTTTAATAAGAACAATGAAAAGATGGATTGGGCGCCGCCAATTGACTTGCCTGACGAAGAGCTAGCAGCACAGTATCCAATTGTGGTTCTGCTGCTGGACGAGATGAACTCAGCTGCGCCGGCAGTGCAAGCCGCAGCCTATCAATTGATTTTGAATCGCCGAATTGGCAAATATCGTTTGCCAAACAATGTTGTAATGGTAGCCGCGGGCAATCGTGACAGCGACAAAGGCGTCACATATCGTATGCCAAGTCCACTTGCAAATCGTTTCTTGCATTTGGAGATTCGTCCAGACTTTGCAAGCTGGCAGAACTGGGCGGTTAAAAATAAAATCCATCCAGATGTTGTTGGCTATTTGAGTTTTGCCAAAGCAGACCTGTTTGATTTTGATCCGCGCAGTAATAGTCGTAGTTTTGCTACACCGCGTACCTGGACCTTTGCAAGCGAATTCTGCTACGACACTGGTACACCCAATGGCGAACTCACTGACTTGATTGCAGGTTGTGTTGGCGAAGGTGCCGCTGTTAAATTCATGGCGCATCGCAAACATGCGGCTAACTTACCCAAGCCTGAAGACATTCTGTCAGGCAAAGTCAAAGAACTCAAGACCAAAGAAGTTTCGGCTATGTATTCTTTGACCACATCCATGTGCTACGAGCTCCAGGACTACTATAAGAAAAACGGCAAAGACAAAATCACTGATTTTCATAGCATGGCCGACAACTTCTTGCGATTCATGATGGATAACTTTAGTACCGAAGTCACTGTCATGGGTGCCAGGGTTGCGCTCACCACATACGACTTACCGTTGGTGCCTGGCAAGATGCCTAGCTTTGATGAGTTCCATGCCAAATACGGCAAGTATGTGTTAGCAGCAGCAGGTTCCAGCAAGTAAACAAAATGGGGGCTTAGGCCCCCATTTTGTATGCACAATTGACAGTAATTTGTAAATGTCATATAATACAGTTATACATTAAGGAGACAACATGGCTGAAAGTACAGCAATTGACAAGTCCAACGTAGTCACAGTAACGAATCCAAAAACAGATGCCGTTGCTAGAGAGAAACTTACTACTGCCCGTATTGGCTTGTTGTTAAAGGCTCCGTTCTTTGGGCAGCTGGCAACCAGAATGACCTTGACCAATGCTGATGCCTGGTGCGGCACTGCTGCTACAGACGGACGTAAATTTTATTACAACAGCGAGTTTGTTGACAAGATGCCGCTGAAACAACTTGAGTTTTTGGTTGGGCATGAGATTCTGCATGCGGTTTATGATCACATGGGTCGGCGCGGTGATCGTCAACCAAGACTAAGCAATATTGCTGCAGACTACTGCGTCAATCAAGACTTGATAGAACAGCGCATTGGTGAGAAGATCAGTGTATGCCCAATCTTGTTTGACAACAAGTTCAAGGATATGAGTTACGAAGAAGTATATGACTATCTTTATCAGAATGCAAAAAAGATCAATATTGATCAACTTGAACAAATGATTCTTGATGATCATTTAGAAGAAGATGAAGATGGTAACGGCGGATCAGGTGACGACGGGGATGAGCAGGGTGGAAAGCGGCCTCGGTTGAGCAAAGAAGAACGTGATGCTATCAAGGACGAAATTAAAGGTGCTGTGATTGCTGCTGCACAAAGTGCAGGCGCAGGCAATTTACCCAGCGGTGTCAAACGTTTGTTAAGAGACTTAACAGAACCAGTCATTGGTTGGAAAGAGCTACTGCAACAACAGATTCAAAGCACAATCAAGAACGATTATACATGGGCTAGACCAAGTCGCAAAGGATGGCACATGGATGCCATCATGCCAGGGCTCAAGCCAGGTGAGATGATTGATGTATGTATTGCTATGGACCAATCAGGTAGTATCAGTGAGGAAGATAGCAAAGCGTTCTTGGGTGAGATCAAAGGTATTATGGAAGCCTTTGACGAGTACAAGATCACGCTGTGGTGCTTTGATACTGAAATCTATAACGTGCAGACATATACGTCAGACAACATTGACGACATTATGGAGTACGAACCTGCCGGAGGTGGTGGCACAGACTTCATGGCCAATTGGGAGTTTATGAAAGACAACGCAATTGAACCCAAGAAGTTTATCATGTTCACAGACGGCATGCCATTTGGTGAGTGGGGCGAGGAAAGTTACTGTGAAACAGTATGGATCATCAAAGGCAATCCTGGTTGTGAACCACCATGGGGTATTTGGGCGCATTACGAAGATGCAGCGAAAGGCAAATAATCATGATAGTTGATTTAAATAGCGAAGCGGTAGATGGCCTCATGAAAAGTATCTTGATTCAAGATTATAAAGCACTTTGTTTAGACATTGAAAACTTAGAATCAGCCGAGGAATTGCCTAAGTATAAACAAGAGGATCTTGAACATAATTACCGTTATAAAAATGCAATGGAGGTATTAATGGAATACTATGTTGGATTTGAATGGAAGGAACACGTATAATGGAACCTGTTGACTTTAACAATATTAAGACCAGTAAAAAAATAAAACAATTGATCAACGATCTGCAGACTCGTCTGCTGCGGACCGAAGATGCGCTTGAGGACCTTGCCCGAGCAGCAGAGATTGCCAGCATCACCGGGCAATTAGAAATGATGAGTACCTTTGTAGAGCAGGCCACATTGGTGTTGGTTGATCGTGTGCAACGTCCCGATACCAGTATTACAGCAGATCTTTATAAGATGGTCATTGTTGAAGACAACAAAGAGGAAAAAATTGACGCTACGTAACGGAGAGGCCAATCCGTTAACTGTACACGGACTACGTGAATTAGCGCGATGTCCGCCCCATTTTGTCAAGGTGCAGTTTGACTTGCGTGGTCAGAACAAGATGGTTACTGACTGGATTTGGGAAAATTTAGAAGGACGATTTTGGTTTGGTGACTGGTTCTATATATCAGAATCTGGCACGTTGGTTATGGATTCATGTGCTGCCTTTGAAATTCCAGGCGAAGCCAGCATGTTTAGTTTGTGCCTGGACCAGATTCAACCTCACAGATAAAAATTTCCACAGTTTTGTTCTTAGTTAAATAACTATAGTTATTTAATGGAGAACACATGGAACAATCAACCCAAATTACCGAAGAAGCCCCTCCTCCAAGCCTGGCACTAACAGACCTGGTGCTTTTGCTTAACCTTATTCGAGTTACTGCAGAGCGTGGAGCTATCAAGGCAGAAGAAATGTCTGCGGTAGGCAACGTGTACGAGAAACTAACCAAGTTTCTTCAAGCAAGCGGAGCCCTTAATCCACCGCCGCAGCCCGAATCAGACACCCCACACACAACCGAATAATCAAGGAGATTAATATGATCAAACATGTTGGCAAACACAACGACAAGAGATGCGTTATTGTATTTAGAAAAATACCTGAGCTTACCCATATGGCACTAGTAATTTACAGTGACCTATTGCCCAGAATGGTACACGACGAAGTCATGCGAGCAGTAGAGAGCCCGCAAGGACAAGCTGCAATTGATGTAAGTGAAGTACTGTTTAGAACCATCATGGCCGACGGTAACAATTGTTTGGAAAGTCTGCACCGTAACGGATTAATGAAAAAGGTTCCTACCAATCAAGTGTTGGTTACTCCTACTTCAAACAGTTCAGTTCGCCTGGATGAACTCAATGACATTCTTGACGAAATGGCCAAGGGACAAGAGGCCATGGATCGACTGCAAAATCTAGACAGTAACAGAGGCATGGTCGGTAAGAAAAACAACACCGACAAGAATCAACCACGACGTGCAGAAATTAAAGAACTTGGCGAAAGAAAAATGCGCGAAGCTCAAGGAAATACCAGTGCAGCCGACATGCTAACTGGTATGTTAAGTGATACTGATCTAGCTACACAACGGATGGAACAGGCTGAGAAGATGGAAGCCAGTGCGCAGCAGATGCTGGCTGAAGCTGCTCGTTTAAAATCAGAAGCATTAAATCTAGATCCAAAGGCAAAAAATGTCGGAACAAAAACCAAAAAAACCGCAACAACCAAAAAGCAAGCGGCTTAATTTAACTAGCAAAGCCAAATGGGAAACTATCTTAAAGAGTGTAGAAAAGAAAGAAATTCCCATCACAATGCTAGAAAGTATCAACGTGAATCTCACCGACGGAACTATTGTAAAAATTAATATACGAGATCTACTAGATGAAGGCATGGATCCCGATGATCTAGAATACGATATCAAAGCAAAACTACAAGCTCTAGACAACATCATCAATGACATTGATTTTTTTATAAGTGTCAAAGCTGTTGCCCGGGTGGTGCAACCTGCCACAGACGAACTACTAAAAAACCTATAACAAAAATGATTTGTACTATATTTGCCACAGACCAAATGGGAACATTTGGTAATCGTGGAACACTGCCCTGGCCCATGGATGCTGAAGACATGGCATGGTTCAAGGAACATACCGCAAACCAAATTGTAGTCATGGGCCGCAAGACTTGGGATGATCCCAAAATGAAAAAACCATTGCCTAATCGGATCAACTGTGTAGTTAGCAGCAAGCCTGTTACAGGATACCCCAGTGTACGTAGGCTATCAGGTGATTACAAAGCAAAAATAAAAGAACTACAAGTTCTGTTTCCGGACCGGAATATCTTTATACTGGGCGGTCCAGATCTTATCATGGACTGCAAAGATTTGATTGACTATGCGTATGTCACACATCGTAAAGGTGCTGCATACTCAGAAGTCCGTATAGACCTGCGTGCCTTTATGACCGGCATGCGGATAACAAGTAGTAGACCTAGTACAGATAAAATGTTAAACTTTAGTATATACAAAAATATAGACATATTCAGACCTCTGTAATGAAAACATATCTTAATGCTCTCAACGAAGTGCTTGAAACAGGAACTCGTAGGGATGATCGCACGGGTGTGGGTACCATTGGTGTATTTGGCATGCAACAAAGGTACGACTTATCCCGAGGCTTCCCCGCAGTTACTACCAAGAAACTGGCCTGGCGTGCTGTAGTAGGCGAACTACTTTGGATGATTGAAGGGTCAGGTGATGAACGTAGACTGGCAGAAATCACGCATGGGACCAAAGATGGTACTGTGACTATCTGGACTCCAAATGCTTTATCCAGTTACTGGAAGCCCAAAGCCAAGTACAACGGTGACTTGGGCCGTGTGTATGGAGTGCAATGGCGTCACTGGCGAAGTATCAAGGAACGCGAGCCTGATGGTACATTCAAAGACAGCTTTGGTAGTACCTATAGAAGAGTTGATAATCACATTCAAGTACAGGAAGTTGATCAGCTGACCAAGTTGATTGAAGGTATCCGCACAGACCCCAACGGTCGCCGCCATATTTTAACTGCGTGGAATCCTGGCGAGCTAAATCAAATGGCTCTACCACCATGTCATTGCTTTGCACAGTTTTATGTAGCAGATGGAAAGTTGTCGTGCCAAATGTATCAACGTTCTTGCGATATGTTCTTGGGTGTACCCTTTAACATAGCAAGCTATAGTTTGTTAACACACATGATTGCTCATGTGTGTGACCTTCAGGTAGGCGAGTTTGTTCACGTACTCGGCGATGCACATATATATTTGGACCATGTCGAGCAGGTAAAAGAACAATTGAAGCGTGACCCTTACCCGCTTGCACGACTATGGCTTAACCCCGATGTAAAAGATATTACCAAATTTACCATGGCAGATATTAGATTAGACGGGTACGAAAGTCATCCACCAATCCTGGCCAAGATGGCTGTGTAATACCAATTACTTCAGACTAAGAAGACTATAAATGAAAATACTTGTAACCGGGGCTGCTGGTTTTATTGGGCACAATGTTGTCCGTTTTCTTGAACAAGCAGGTCATGAATGCTTTGGTATTGACAGTAGAACCAATTACGGGTTTGTACCGCAAGCCGAACAAGAATATTTGTTCAATGAGCGCAGCAAGCGTATGAATATTATTCCACATGTGACTGATATCCGAAACACCCAACAAATTAATTCTTTCGTTGGTACTTTCAATATTAAAACCATTGTGCATCTTGCCAGTTTTCCGAGACAAAAGGTTGTGCAACAGGACCCTGTTACTGCCAGTCAGACCATGGTAACTGGTCTGATCAACTTGCTCGAAGCAGCGGTAATACACAAAGTAAAAAAGTTTGTGTATATCAGCAGCAGCATGGTGTACGGCAACTTTGATTCTGACGTAACCGAAGATGCTGTATGTAATCCAGTTGGACAGTACGGCATAATGAAATACATGGGCGAGAAGCTGGTGGAAGATTATGCTCGGCAACATGGATTCGAATATATAATTATTCGTCCCAGTGCTGTGTATGGTGAATACGACGTTGAGGATCGTGTGGTAAGCAAGTTCATGCTTGGTGCCATGCGTGGAGAAACACTCAGAGTTAAAGGTGCCAGTGAAGTACTAGACTTCACTTATGTAGAAGATGCTGCAATGGGAATCGCTCAAGCTACCTTGAGTAAAAAAGCAAATAATAAAATCTACAACATCACACGCAGTGCCAAACAACAATATACATTAAAAGATGCTGCTGAACTTGCTATCAAGATTGCCGGTCGAGGCAGTATTGAAGTGCAGGATAGAGACCTTGCATTTCCCAAACGTGGTCGATTAAATATTTCTAGTGCTGTAGAAGACTTCGGTTATGCTCCTACAGTTGATGTTGAGGAAGGCTTTCGGCGTTATTACGAATGGTTTAAATCATCGTCTTATTGGCAAAATAAATTATAATGGATGTTAAGCTTCTAATACATTTTGCACCAGGTGCTCGCGGCGATTTTTTGTCTTCGGTATTAAAAGATAATTGGCGACCAAGAGAATTTGGAGCACTTAATCCTCCAAATTATGTTAAAATACACCATATCAATGATCAATCTGTAATTAACAACAATTACAGTAATTATATACGAATTAGAATTAATTGTAATTATAATATTAATAATATAATGCAAATTGCATATAATCATTATTTAAAAAATACTATAGTCTTAGAAACTTCTTTTTTAGATCAGTTCTTTTTGTTTATAAAAAATTTTATCATGTCTGACCAATCTGCAGAAATAGACACTACTAGCTACAATTATTGCATAGATTTCTCTTTATTGTCGGATCTTAAATTTATTGAGGAATTTTATCTAAGGATACATAACATACCAATTGACCAAGAATTCCTATTCCTAATTAATGATAATATTATATCGCAAAAGTTATGGACAAGCGAGACGGATTTATTAAAACTTTCTAAATTAGTAGATTTTGAATATAGGAATAGATTATTTAATTGGAAGAGAAGTTTTTCTCTTGATGACTATTTAAATAGTAGCCAACCTGATAAATTTATACAGTATCAGAATTATTGGAGTGAGTCATCTGCCAAGAACGAAATTGAATAAAATGAACTCTGTAATCTCTTTTTTTGGACTTGACCGGCAATATGCAAACCTAAGAGACGAAATACTTGATGCGTCAGATCGAGTGTACAGCACAGGTCGAGTACTAGATGGAGAGTATACCAAACATTTTGAACAGGCAATTGCTGCCAGATGTAATAGAGCTTTTGCTGTTGCAGTCAACTCGGGTACCCAAGCATTAATCTTTGCACAATTGGCCAGTCTGGCCAGACCTCCATATTCTGTACTAATACCCACAGTGAGTTTTGTAGCCACTATCAACAGTGTACTCATGAACAAATTTACTCCTGTGTTCTGTGACGTAGATCACAATGGTCTGATGGATTTAGATTCATGCCAACACAAGCTTGATCGCACTGTTGGTGCTGTTATGTACGTGAACTTGTTTGGAAACTGTGTAGATTGGGATCGGTTCCAAATACAAACTAGATTCTTTAATGATGATCTTGTGATCATCGAAGACGCAGCACAAAGTTTTGGTGCCAGTTACCGAGGCATACCCAGTGGCAAGATGGGTGACATCAGCGTGTTGAGTTTTGATCCAACCAAGAACTTGGGCAACTATGGGTCAGGAGGAATGATTTTGACAGATGATCTGCACATTGTCAACACAGTAAAAGGTCTGCGCGACAACGGTAGACCTGTAACCTATCTTTATCACAACGACACCCCAGGAACCAACAGCAAAATGAGTGAGTCTGATTCAGCTCAGATGTTGGTCAAACTCAATCACTTTGATTCGTGGCAGCGGCGCAGAACCAAGATCGCCGAATACTACATGCAAGAGTTGTATCAGTACGTGGATACATTAACCCCAAACAAGGATGTGGTTCATGCCTGGCATAAATTTGTAATTCGCACACATGATCGAACAGCCTTACAAGCAAAATTAAGTTGGCATGGCATTGAAAGTAAAATACACTATGATTATGCGTTGTACGATCTAGGAGTTGGAGCCAGTTATATTGACTACACCAAGGATGTGTACACAGAAACCAACTCGTTTACCAAAGAGTGCCTGAGTTTGCCTATCTATCCTGAACTGTCTGATGCTGAAGTAGAAACTGTAGTTGCAGTCATCAAGAATTACTATACTGAATAAATTTGATTTGTAACCAAGCCCAATCAAAACTCAGCATCAGCAGATTGTAATCACCACCCACCTCCTCATAGTAAGCAACAGCGTCAGCTGCACCACGCAAACACCATTCCGCATGATCACCATGTGCCACAGTTAACCAAGTGGTTAATCTATGTTCAGTTTCTAACGTAGGTTGCGTGGCCATAAAGTGTTTTAGTTTAACAACTTCACGGAATGCTGTACGCCAGGTCATCCAAGGGTCTTGATTGAATCGTGCTATACCACTTAGTACAGGCACACTTTCGTGTGGCTGACTTAGAGTAAAATCAATACCAGGATTGTTATTTGCTAATACTAGATTCTTGTTATACGCAATCATGCCTTGGTGTCCGTACTCTAATCCGTTAACAGGATTCTGTGCATTAAAGATATAATGTTTGGGCTCTTGCCAATAATCTGGTTGCCATGTATACCAAGGGAAACTTCCTCCCATTACTTCTAGTTTGGCAAATACAGCAAAAAACCAGGGCGTGGTACTTGCACGAGCTGCCGCTTGATACGCTGCCGTACGACCATTGACTCCACGTATCCATTTTACATTACTATTGGCCATGTATTTGGTGTGATGGAACATTAGTTCTTCATTGGGCTCACCATTACTAATGAAGATAGTATCCAGGGGATTTTCAGTCACATAATGAGGATTTTTGCGGTTTACATAAGGGTAATCATATAATTGTGTACGCAAATGTGCCTTGATTTCTCTAGGCACTATCGTAGTAGCCCCGTTGCGTGTAATTGCCTCAGCTACACGGTCTTTTGCATGCCACAAACAAAGATCCTGGGCGTTTGACGGTGCTGTGCTTTGATTGGTAAACACTGCGTATGGAAAATCAAACTGATATGCTTGTACTGCAGGCACAATGCTGTCTTGGGCAAATTGTACCACAGGAGCAGGCAGTCGATCTACCAATTGTTCTTGGCAATAGTTGATCACATTAAACCAATCCAGCATTTCTAATTCATACATCTGTGTCTTAAACGATTCCACATGTATATAAAAAGTATCTCCGCGACGTTGGCTGCTGCTGCCAAACACGTGAATCATTTCCTTTTGCCACGGTTCGGGTTGCCAGGAAAAATCAAATTTGGTGTAATTGCAAATGCTGCTGGTAATCCAAACGTATTCAGTTGTAGCCGTCGTCATTACACGTTTGAACGTGTCTAAATAATTATCAACAAAGCGAGTAACTTTAATATCAGGATGCCGTTGCTGCATCCAGGCCAATTGATGGTTGGCATTGTTATGATCAACATAGTAGATGTCATGTAGATCATCGGGTCTGTGTACAGTTTGATTGTTAACAAAGTTCAAACTAGGAAACTGTTCTAGAGACGTAGCCCATTTAGCATGTCTTTCAAACTCCCATTTGTTGACAAGATATGTGTCAGACCATTTTTGCCATTGGCTGCCAAATATGTGCGTCATGTAGCTTTGCCACGGCTCGGCATGCCATGCAAAATCAAACTCACTGTAAACATTTTCGCTGCTAATAACCCAGAATTTGTTTGTGCTGGTTCTAGTAACACAACGACGCACAGTTTCTAACATGCTGTTGGCGTATCTGATCTTTTGTGCAGCAGGAAAACGTTGTTGTAGTTGTTCAAACCGTACTGCAGATAATGAGTTACCCTTATCAACAAAAAAGATATCTAGCACGACAATTGTACTTTGGCCTTTCTGCTTGATTGGTAATTCGTATTCCAGTTTAATTTCTGTTGCACCAGGAGTGGTATATGTTAGTCCAGTGCTCTTTTGATATTGACTGCCAAAGTGATGTACAAAACAATCAGCTGGATGCGGATGCCAGGTAAAGTCAATGTTGTCTACATTAATTTCTTCAGGCACACACCACCGTTCCGGCATTGACAACAATGCAGCCTTGGGATATTCCAGGTACTTGCGTTCAACTGCACCCAGCACATGGTATTCTACTGTGGGCATGATTTCTGCAGCGTGCCACTGATTACCAAACACATAGATGTAAGGTGGATCACCAGGATCTGGAACCCAACTGTAATCCCATTCACAGTCTATCAATGTGTGCCAATGGTTATTATGTCGTTCTGGCAATTGTGCTCTGGGATAATCCAGGAACTTGCGTTCAGTTGCGCCTGCAACTGCATATTCTACTGTAGGCATAACCTCTGCAGGATACCACTGATTACCAAACACATAGACGTAAGGTGGATCACCAGGATCTGGTTCCCAGCTAAAGTCAAAGCTGGCTGCATGCACAATTGTAAACTTGTTAGGCTGACTGATTCTAGTAGCCTTGGGGTAGTCCATGTACTTTGTTTCTGTGGCGTTACCAACCACGTACTCCAGTGCAGGTCTCAATTCTGGTGCCAACCATTGATTGCCAAACACATAGCGATAAGGAGGATCTGTAGGATTGGGACGCCAGGAAAAATCAAAATATTCTATATCATCTAATATGTTCCACTGATCCATTACTGGCAACACTTGTACAGGCCTATCTTCTACAAATTTATATTGTGTAGCGCCAGGCACTGTGTATGTTACAGTTGGCTCACGCACCGCTAAATTCCATTGATTACCAAATACATAAATGTATGGGGGCGATGCTGGATCTGGGCACCAGCGCCAGTCAATACTGTTTCTATCAACATGTTCAGGGATAGAATAACAGTCTATTATTGGCAGTCGATGTACTGGGTATTCTGTTCTGTAATTGTAAACCAATTGTGTATTGTGTTTATTGGCCAAATACACTTCGCCATTGGGTTGCCATTGATTGGCCCATACATGTGTTTGGTTTGCTTCCCAGGGCGCTGGCACAAAATTAAAATCAAAATTTGAGTAATCGTTGCCTCCATAAATATACCAGTAGAGTCCAGTGCGGCTCTTGTCAGCAGCATCCTCTAAACTTGTAGCAGGTTGTTCGTGCGCAAATCTACCAGGCTTAGGCCCAAAATAAAAAACATCAAACATGTATAATATTCACAGTCATTACGAAACTTTATTCTATGCATTAAAGGATATTGTAACACATCGTAGGTTAATTTACCTATACCCATACGGCTCAACTCAACCAGAAAATATTGAACGCTCAGCCGATAATATTTCAAAATTCAGTGGCTTTATTAAAGACGGACCTATGTTTGTATTCTACGACCAAGAACCCATATACGGCAATTATAATTATACATTGTTTGATCACATAAAAAATAATTTTCAACCACCACATATATTAGTAACGACTGAAAAAGATAATCCAACTCTGACAGAAATCCAAGAAAAATATGGTTGGCCAATTGTGTATTATTTTCATCATGTGTTTGCAGCGCATGATTGGTTTCGAGGGTATCAGTATAATTTGGCAATCACAAACCCAAAAGATAGAACTATTACAAAAAAATATATTACGTTCAACCGCCTAACTGGTAATGCTAGAGTATATCGTAGTTTTTTTGTTGCCGAACTTCAAAAAAATAAACTGCTCGAACACGGACATGTTAGTTACAGCGATGTTTGTCCCGAACATGGATATTACGAGGAAAATATACTTGCTTCGATAACTACACACAATGTATCAGCTGAATATGTATTAAACGCTAGACACCAATTAGACCAAATTGACTTTCCATTGCGTATTGATCAAAAACATAATCAGTTTATTGAAAACGACAGTATGCGTATCAATGCTATTGAAGAATGCATGGAAAGTTTCTTGTATGTAGTAACAGAAACGTGTTATTGGGATACCAAAAAACACCTGACAGAAAAAATATTTAAACCTATTATTACCAAGCAACCATTTTTGTTACTGGCATGTGCTCATAATCTTGAATATCTACGCAGCTATGGATTTAAAACATTCAGGGCCTGGTGGGATGAAAGTTACGACACCATACAAGACCCCATACAACGATTACAAGCAGTTGTTAAAATTATCAACGACATTTGTGCAATGAGTAACGAGCGTCTTGAAGAAATCCTAACGGAAATGCAAGAAGTATTAGATTACAATTATAACTGGTTCTATAATAAACAATTCTTAGATCAATGCTGGGACGAACTAGTCGTTAATCTTCAGCTGGCAACTGCTCAAGTGTTACCCCAGACTTCTTCAGAAACACTAGTCCTGAATCATCACGATAATTTGCACCATAGTATACATGACTAATACCTGATTGGTATATCAATTTGGCACACTGCAGGCAAGGTGCATGAGTAACAAACAAGGCAGCGTTGTTACCGCTTTCGTTTGATTTTGCCAACTTGGCAATGGCATTGGTTTCAGCATGAAGAACTTCAGATTTGGTTTTTAATTTAACCCTATGTATAGCACCTTCAAATTCTGAGTAAGTGTCCGTTGTTTCATCTTCACAGTTGTTGTCCCAGCCTGCTGGCATACCATTGTATCCAATAGAGATAATTCTATCATCCTTGACCACAATAGCACCCACCTGCAACCTACGGGCACTGCTTAACCCAGCAAATGTTTGTGCAGTCTGCATGTAGGCACGTTTAAATTTATCTTTCATTTTATATATGCTATTCCATTTTTAATTAACATTGTTCCCTCGCAAAAAACATTCCATTTTTCTATATTGTTCTCAACTGTAACATCATCACGTATAGGAACTTGAATGTCTAAATGCTCCACTAAATGTTCTATGCCGTTTTCAAATACTCGCCAGATTTTACCACTTCCATTATGCTGGTGATTAAATCTTATGTGATATTTGTTCATATATAATTTTTGTCCATTTATTTGCATCTTGCTCTGTTACTCTTACATCATATTTTTCTGGTGGTTCAAATAAACGATTAGTATCTTGGTATCTACCTTCTGTAATCGTGTCTATCCAAACTGTAAAGTCTGCGGCATAGATATCACGCATTGCAGGTAATGGACAAACAAAGTCTGCGATTATGTAATCCCTATTAGAGACATCTGCTATTTCTCTCATGCGCCGACTTTGTCTTAAACGTCCTTCTTCACTAAAATCCCAGTCATTAAATTTTTGTCTAATCTCATCTGCATTAAGCCATAGCACGTCTGGTGATAGCATTGCAAACAAGTTTAATGCTAGTGTAGTTTTACCCGAGCCCGGAAGCCCCATAATTAGTATTCTCATGAATAAACCTTGACTCCGTATTGTTGTTCAAATCTATCTGCATCAGCTCTATCATTGACCATGGGCTCTCCTCTTATATTCAAGCTGGTATTAAGCAGCATAGGGCAGCCAGTTCGTTCATACCAGGCCTCTAACAATGCTCGGATTCCTGAACCATCCGACGATACCGTTTGTACTCGACTGGTCCCATCATGATGGCAGATAGCAGGAAAACGGTCAGGAAACCTGCAACGAGCGACTGACTGCATATAATTGCTGTCAAGCCAGCCAGGGCTGAGATCAAAGTACTGGTCAGCCATCTCAGCCAATACAACAGGGGCGAAGGGTCTGAATTTTTGTCTGCGTTTAATTTCATTTACTCTATCCTTGATATCTGGACCTCTAGGATCCGCCAACAAACTTCTATTACCTAAAGCACGTGGACCAAACTCAGCACGACCAGATGCAACACCAACAATACCGTCAACCAATAAACTATCAAGTACGGGTCTAACCGGATATGCTCCCGGAATATTGTGACCAAGATAAGCATTGACCCAATTAAGGCGACGCCCATATTGAAGTGCGGCAGCACCAAGGCTGCTACCAGCATCGCCAGGATTAGGCATAATCCATATATTTTCAAAGTATTCTCCTAGGTTTCTATTGGCTAGACAGTTGAGTGCAACTCCGCCCATGTATACAAGATTATGGCTCCATCTAAAATCTCTAGCATTGCACATCACATTATAAATCATTCGTTCTGTCAATGCTTGTGCTGATGCTGCAATATCAGTGTTGCTCAAATCAGCCAATGCTGTTTGATCAATGCCTATGTGTAAGTTTTCTTTAAATGTGGCACGATACTCATCTGCAACATATTGTGTGCTTATTGTATCAGCATGACCAGGATCACCGTATGCACTCATGCCCATCATGATATATTCTTCTTCATTGGGTTTAAGTCCCACACGTTGCGTCATTGCACTGTAGAACAATCCTATACTGTGTGGGTAACGTTGTCCCCATAGTCGTTTATAGTGTGCCTGTCCATGGCTGTCGTACTCTGCACCGTAAATGCTGATGGTATCTGATTCTCCAATGGCATCTATTACTACCACAGTGGCACGATCAAATGGACTGGTTTGGAATCCTGCTGCAGCATGACTGAGATGATGGCTGTGACTGCTGTAACTTGGAATATGTGCATATCCGCCAAATTGCTCAGTGAGGATTTTCTTGGTAGATAATCTGTTCCACTCTATACCCTCGCCACTGCGCAACCTACGCAATTGCTTTTGCAATGGTTGTTCGTAGTAGGCCACATGATTGACTGGGCCATGAGACATCACATCACGTAACAATTCGTAACAGAGATTTGGATCGTTCTTTATTTTGCTGTAGCGTTCACTATGAGCAGCAAACAGTATATTGCCGTGATGGTCAATTACACTAGTCGCTGCGTCGTGAAAACCAGCCGAGATTCCCAATATGTTCATTTATTTTATCTGCTATTCGTTGATGTCCAAGTTCCAATGGATGGCCTTCTGGTCCTTTAGGACAATCGCTCATCCATTCAACTAGGCCCTGATCAGGCCATCCCAACCACGGATAAGTCTTTGCGCCACTGGCCCACGTTTGTATATCAAACGCACTAACAAAAAAGTGCGGAATCAATTTATAGGATAAAAAAGCATGTAGTAACTCAACTTGAGTTAAAAACTTATCTCTGGCCCAGTCCTGATCCCATCCTCTAAATACTTCATTTATCACTTGCCCGTATTTCTTAATGCTGTTAGCAGTTAAATGATTGTTAGATATTTCTATTCTGTCCGGTGATGTCCACGCAATAATAACCTTGACAGGATATTCTTCGGTGGTGTTGATGTAGTTAACTGTGCTACGTACAATATAATCGTTACTGGCTCCTGCGACTGCAATGTTAACAGAATCATGTACCAAGCTTGGCCAGGCGATGGAGCTTTCTTCGCCGCTGGTGAAGCTACACCCGTTTACTAATATCATTTGTAAATAAATGGATCTCGTTTGCGTAGCTCACGTAGCTTACGCCGATATTTAATTTCTAGTTTAATTCTATTATAGATGTTTTGTAACCAGTTCATTGAATTTTTCCTTAATTAATTCTGCTGCTGCTGCGTGAGCTTCTTCAAGTGGATGTGTAGTTCCTACTGGGTATTTATTTTCAATTGCCCATTGGTAAAAACCTCTAGGTTCTTTTGTTTCATTTTCTAATGTTCCGGCTGGAAACCAAAACCAAGATTCTTGATCATTGAATATTTGTTCTGTTAAACTGTGTATGGTTACATCAGCGTGTTGAGTAGTATAATTATACCAGATACTGTTATCAGCACAGGTAAACAAATAGCGAACATTGTTTGCTTTTAAGTAATTCTGTAAATAAACTATTTCTTTTAACGTAGAATATACTTCCCAATATTCCCCGCTGCCCACATGTTGATAAAAAGCCTTTGCAAAATTGTGTACTCCGGTTGATTTGGCACGAGTTATAGTTTTACTATGTTCACCTAAAATTTGTGTATCCTTTGAAATAAACTCTTGTTCTATTTCATCTATCTCTTTAATAGTCCATGCAGTGATCGAATACCATTCTTTGGTACGTTGCCCGGTATCATATGTAAATTTAAATTCATATCTTCCAGGAAAAGTCCAATTAACTATAACAAAAAGTTTTTTAGGCAATTGTCTTTGAATCTCAGAAATAACTCGTCGAGCTATACCATCATTACCAATACCTGGCCATGCTACACAATTATATTCGTATTCCCGACTTAACAATGCCGTAAAGGTATTATTTGGCGACTGGAGTTCGCTACCGTAAACAAAACTATCACCGCCGGCTACTATAATCATATCCTGGTTTCATCATATCAATTTGCATTTGTTTATAATCTGAATCAGACCAACAGTAAGGATATGTACCAATAACATTTTCAATTTGCACAGAATATATGTCCGAGTAGCTTCCTAACATGTTCCATATTTTAAAATGATCGGTTGTACCAAAACTTTTTAGTAGATCAACCTCACCAATAGGTAGATAACCTAAACTCAAGTTTTCATCCAAAGGGTCCAATTTATTCTTTACCAGCCACTCACGAAACAATTGTTGTTCTTTGATGTGCCAAAAATGTCTTGAGTCATGACCCGATACTACATCTAGCCCCCAATCAATATCAAACTCACCGCTGTAATATTCAAGATGTGTAATTGCCTCACACACTGCGTCAGTAAGATCAGGTGCACCTTCGTCCCTAAACACTTCAAACAATGTTTTACCTATTTGCGCCCAGTGCATGTATACATGACCAAATCTACGATCGTACCCATTTTCTAAAAACAGTTTTCTATGTTCGGCACGCAATGTGTGTCGAGGAGCATGTAACCATGTTGTAATTTGGCTTGGTCTGATCCATTCAGGCAAATAAACTTGTTTTTGCTGACTCAGAATTAAATTTTCCATTTCGTGGCAGAGTATGTTTAGTTGCCTAATAGCATATTTTGTTTCGTAATCAGCTAATACATAATACGGACTAGAATTGTTCACTGTACCTTGAAGAATTTCAAAGTGATTATGTAACTTATTGAGTATGCTTTTTTTCTCAGACAACCCTATGAACTGTGTTAGATAATAGTCACTGGTTCCTTCTTTATGTAATCTTTTTGGTATCGGATATTCTATTCCGTATCTAACTGTATCTGGTGTAAAGTATTCTTCGATGAAGTACGAATCCAGATCGCCGTGTATCCATGCAAGAGTACTGTTAAACTTGTTAATCTGTAACACTGCTTTATTAAGCTCTTTACACAAATAGTCTAATGTTCTTGCTGTATTAGGAAAACCCATAAAGCAGAAATTTTTCTCTAAGAGAGAATTAGACTGCAATAATTTTTTGAGTGCATCAATCCAATCATGTGACATTGGATTATCGTATGTCCGGATATAATAATCCAATGTGTCACTATAATCCAATGGATTTCGTAACGTAACTTTTATTTCAGATTGATTGCCACCACTCATATACATCTGCTCTCTTTGATAGTATTTCGTCCATGGTTATTGATTGACTACGGATAGATTCTAATTGTAACACACGAGCCTTACCCTTTGCAACACCTTTGAGATAAGCGTCTACGCCAAACTGTTCTTGAAATGTAGGGCGTGTTTTAAGTTGAACTAGTATATCCTTTAACGGGCCGAGGGGTGTGGTTGGGCCATCCAAAATTTCATCTACCCATGCTTCTAATAGACTTCTGGGTAGGGCTAAAGGTGACATAACTATGTCCGGACTAAAACCAAAGACAACCTTGGCCAGGATGTCAACGCCCAAATCGTCAGCTAACTGCTGTATATTTTCTACTTCAAACATACCCGGGAGGGTAAGAGTGAAGTCCAATCTCATTTGACGCCTGTTTGTAGCAACTGCAACTCCTCTCTTAAAGTTTTCAAGCCATTCTGTATAATCAAGACCTGTTCGGATATATTCTCCAATTCTTCCCGTTCCATCAATACTCGCACATACTTGCCAATCACGTAACCGGCATAAAATATCACTGTACAGATCAATACCCCGGTACCGGACACGACTAAGGTTTGTGTTATATCTTGCGTAGACATTTGGACCATCTCCTAGTTCTATAATACGCTGCATGTACCGCCAATGTTGTTCGTACATTAACGGCTCTCCCCCCACCCAGTACACCTCTTCGATACGGTGGTCTTCGACTGCTGCTGCGAACTCGGCTTCAATTTGAGTTGTTTGAAATTGTTCAATCTGATCTTTGATCTCAGGTTTCATCCAATTGTTCTTTGGATCCTGCCAGTTGATCATGTTGTGTTGGCGTTGCTCGCTTTCCCAAGCACTGCTTAACATGTCTCCACACATGCGACATTTGAAATTACAATGATTGCTAAATCTGTAATCCCACGATACTGGTTTTAATGTGGTATACCCAGTTGCGTCAGTTTGTTCTACTACTTGTTTGTACTTATGTCCGAACAATTGATTGAAATAACTACGGTAAACGTCAGTGTTTAATAGCTTGTCGTTACATACTTCACACTCGGGTAGTGTTTCTCCGGCCATCATGCGACGTCGCACACTGCGCATATGATCATTGTTCCAGTGGTCTTCTAAGGTAACGGGAATATACTGCCCGGTACCGGCACTGGTATCAATATACTGGCGAAAATTTTGTGCTGGTTCTCGGCTGGCACAACACAACCGCCGTTCAGTTTGTGGACTAAGGTAGGTGTGTACCCACGGTGCCAGGCACAAGGTATCAGGCTTACTCATAGCCCATTGCCTTGGCTATTTCAAAGTGTGTGTCTTTAAAACTCTGCTGCCTATACTCGTCGGTGCGTTGCATTTTGGTCAAGAATTCTTTGCCGTCACTGCCATTTCCGTTCTGGATAAATTTAATTATGTTGCTAATTTCGTATTGATAATGTCGATTGGTCCATGCGGTGGTTTCCAGTTTATTTAATACCAATGCTTGAGCGTCCGGGGTCATTTTTTGTATACTCATATGGCCCGGGCTATGCATCATGTTAAAATATACACTACCAAATTTTTTAGTATCTGCCCAGGCCAATAGTTCATCTAAATAATAAACATTCTGAATATTAATTGTAAAACAAAGTTGTGTAGTAATGTTTGGCATCCGCTGTTGTTTGGCTGCATGAGTAGCATCTATAATACTGTTTGCTTCCATCCAGTTGGCTCCGTATCGCTCGTACTCAAATCTAGGTCCTACGTTGTCAATACTGAATGCAATATCTACTCGTCCAAATTTACTAAACAAGTCCAAATGCGGCAAGATAGATTGTGTAGCATTGGTATTGTAGTGTATGTCTATATTTTTGCTGTAGCCTTCACTGGCTGCAAAATTCAATAACTCAAAGTGCTCCTCAATCAACCAAGGCTCACCACCGGTGAACTCAAAGTACTTTATGTTGGGCAGTATTTGCTTTAAGTTGCTCCAAAAAGTTGTATCCTTGTTTCGTGGCCAGGCGCCCTGTTTTAACCACTGATATGCAATATGAGATTTTTTATCAGATCCTTTAGACATATAGTTTAGTTCTTCTTCTGCCCATTTGCTACTAGACCAGGATCCGCATATACGACATTTTAAGTTACAGATATTACCCAATTTTAAATCAATAAACCACAGTTGATCAGGAGTATCATTTGCCCAGTCTACCTGTGCATATAGTTCTTTTAATCTAACCTGACTATGTATGCGCTTGCTTGACCTGCCAGCGACTTCCTCGTCCCAACAACGACTACATGTTGCAGGCTTTTCTCCAGCACGAAACTGTCGTCGAAGTTTCTGCATATATTCGCTGCGATATATTGTTGTTAGGTCGGCTGTATTCAAATCATACTTGACCCCATCAGTATCTGTAATCTCATCATGCGCCATGCAGCATGGCCTAGTAGTTCCAATTGGACTGGTTTCTATACTGATCCAAGGCAACATACAAATTGTGTTAGGTAGGGTCATAGTATCTTAGTTCTGCAAGTTCGGGAAATGTAGCCCACACATCTTCGTTTCTGACTTTATCTAGTTTATTGCATTCTTCTACAAAGCGAGGCCAGTATTTGTCCTGAGTGCTACTCATCATCATGTTTTTTAAACTCTGAAATCCATTGGTTGCCCTACGCAATGTGTCCTGTGGATCTATCCAGGCAATATGTTCGTCATATGCCGGGAATATTACCTCTTGTTTGAATTTTTCAGGAAATATATCAGTTCGATACCATTCGGGACTCTGACAGACATTAACGTTCCAATCTTTGGCATTGATCAATCCCAGGCGTGTCCATTCTTTATGAAAATCTAACACATGCAACACGTTTAATGCACTAACAGTGCTACTAACATAGAAATCAACATGTGGTACTTCTGTGATCATTTGTTCTCTATTATTAACAGTCTGCGTCCAATTGGTTCCTTTGCGTATCAGTTCAGCTTGCTGACTCATACCATCTAGGCTGGCGCCTACGCTGACATTCTTAAAGTGTTTCCAATATTCAAACACATGTTTGTCCTTGTATGCCAGTTCGCTAAAATTTGTGTTATACTGAATACGAACATCAGTTTTGCCTGCCTCAATTAGCTTTTCTAATAGAAAGTAATGCTCTTTCATGATAAGAGGTTCGCCGCCGGCAAAGTATACCTGTTCAAGATAAGGTATGTGTGGTAACATTTGTTCAATCATGGAATCTTCGCTGCCAGCAGTGTATTCGACCCTGGCCATATCGCGCCCAAGGACATCGGGGACGCGATTGTATAACTTTACATGATCGTTAAACCAATTACTACTGAAGATAGGACCGCAAGTACGGCAGCTAAAATTACATAGGTTGGAAAATCTTACATCCCAATATCTAATTTTAAAATCTGGATTAGTGCCATCGTCATGTGTATGTTCTACTTCATGTATTAAATGTCCGTAATTCCTATTGCTGTCATTACGCATGCTAAATGCGCCGTTCTTTTCTAACTCGTAGCATTTAGTACATTGCTTGCTAGGCTGATCCTGCAGCATGTTTACACGTAGTTCCTTGTAGGCATCTTGATTCCATACCTCCTCCATGGTGTTTTTACGCAAGTCCCCAATTGGATGCCAGTACTCTGCTAGACAACAAGGATATACTCGACCATCCGGAAACGCATGCATGTGCATCCATGGTAACATACAAAAGTTGTCACTTTCTGTCAACCGCTGCCATTGCTTGTCTGTAAAATCTTCGCGGCCAGCAAAATACGGGGCGCTGGCACTATAATCATATCCTTTTTTGTAAAATCCAACTACTTTGTCATCACTCATAATGTATTGTACCAATTTGCTAATGCAGGAAATGTTTGTATGAAATTTTTATTACGACGTTGATCGTATTGTTGATAGAACTGTTTGAAGTCATTGCGTAACTTGGGTAAATCAAATGCTTCGCTGTGCGGAGTTTTAACCACATCTAAATAATCAACTAAACGCTGCAATTGGTTCCACTCATGTTCATGAAGGTAGCTGTGACCTTCATGCATGGCCATAAACTGTGACAGTTGATCTTTGTATCGGGTCCGTAACTGGTCAGGCAATACTAATGCAGATTGAAAACTTGGAAAGCGTAATATATTTAGTGAGATATTAACAGCATCTCGTCCGTATTCTAGTTTCCAATTTACTACACACTCAAGAAAGTCTACCAAACTGTCCAGGCATAATGCATTGATAGTACACATGACGTGCAAGCCGCGCAACTTGGACTGGTGGTTATTTAAAATCAGTTCTACTTTGTTTGCCCAGTCGTCCCATACCAAGCCATCTCGTACATATTCAGCTTGTAATCCTGTTGCTTCGTTACTGGTATATATGTCAATGGGTTGGTCTACGCTGTCAAACAATCGGACCACATCTACCTGTGTACCAAGGTTGCTGTTGATGGCCAGACGAGTTTTACTTTTGCCTTTGTTGTTCTTGAACCAATCTAACAGTTGCCAGGTGTATCCTGACAGCAAAGGCTCACCGCCAGTGATGCGTAGTTCGTCTAGTGTGTTATGGAGGTCGCTTTCCCACCACGCAAAGAATGCCTCCACATATGGGTTAGTTTCACCAAATTTATACAGTTGAGCACTGTCATGAGTGTGAGTAAAATGATTCCTGCCGTCTGAAATCAAGTTAATGTAGGGTCCGTTGGTGTTGATATCTCGAACCCAAGTACTACTGAATGCAGGATTGCAATAACTGCAAGCGAACTGACAAGTACGATCAAAACTGATTTCAAGAGTGCGAAGATTAACATCGTTGATTGGGTTAGTGTTGTATGCACGATCTAGATCCTGATCAGAATAAATTATTGTTTTGTACACCCGATCACTGATGTTGTCGCGCCCAATGTCTTCTATTTTCCAGCAGTATTCGCAGCCAGAAGGTCTGTGTCCTTTTTGCATCTGAGCACGTTCTGATTTCTTTTGATCAGTATTGTGTAATGCACTGGGGTTTGTTTTTATTTTCTCAATATCAATTGCATGTGGCAATGGATGATGGCAACTTGTGGTCATGCCGCTGCCTAACCATATAGTAGCGTTATACCATTTTGCTCCACAGAAACTGTCTGACTTGATGTCAATTATTCTGTGCTTATACTCTAGATATGTTTCGTTATTAAGTCTTGACATTTTAAAATTTTTTATGTTAGAATATAAAACAAGTGGTTAACTATTAAAGTACAATCTTTTATTCAACTGCTGATACTCATTAATTAATTTTTGTATCTCATCTGTTACAGGTTTTTGTAAAATATCAGAAACTGTATCTGCCAGTGATGCATTATCTAATCCCATCACTGTTTTAAAATTAATATTGTAATCAACTACTTCTCTGTCATAATTTTTGTCCCAGTCCGTAATCTTTAATAATAAGTGATTGATTAGGTCTGTCCTTACTATTTCTGATTCAGCAATTATATTAGTGCTATAGTCCGGCCAATCAACACCTTTTTGATTTGCATATTCTTGCTCTGTTAATATGTCGGGCCAAGCTTTGCAAACAAAGAGTTTAGTTACATCATAATAATCATCGGGATACATCTTGATACTAATGACTTTTAAATTTTTTTGCGACTTCTTAAAATCTCTAATAGGTCCGTAATGTGCATTAAAAATTGGGTAGCCGCGCCGAAGATTGCTCCAATAATCACCAATAAAATTAACAACACGGTTGGCACCTTTCCAGTTACCGTAGCCTTGGTCATGACTATGTCCGGTGCTAGAAAAATTTGGTTTTACTGTCATTCCTAAAAAATTAGCTATCACCGAAGTCAAAAATAATCCGCCTGTGCCTGCACAACAATATACCATGTACTTGTTCATGTAAATAAATTTGTTAGTTTAATCTTTTGCTCTTTAGAAAATTCTAAAAAACGAGTTCTATTATACATTAGATCTGGCAACATGTCATTGTACATATTCATCAATTTGTGTTTATCAAGACTAGCAAGGTGTTGTACAACTTTTATAATTGAATTATGAACTTCATATTCGGGGATATCTTCTATTAGAATATTGTTAAAGTATTTCTCAAAAGTTCTAAATCCCCGATTTCTTAGCCACAAGTATAACTTGGATGATCCATTAATGATAAACGGTCTCAATCCAATTATGGGCTTCCATGTTTTTTCTGTCACAAACGTATGATCCCAGGGATTAAATGTAGTTTCGCTGATTATATTTAAAAAGTGATTTTGCCATATGTCCATGTTCCCAAGACTGTGTATGTCGTGGGGTATTCCGTACGACATTGCCATCCCCCAGTTTCCCTCATTGGCAAAATCATCCGGCTGTTCACCCAATAGAAAACTTGGTGCATATTCAACTTTGCTATACAATTTATCGTTTTTACCTAATGTAACAAGACCGTGTCTGACCAAGTCATAGTCAATCAACTGTTTCACTAGCTTAACTCGGTGTTCCCTTGGCTTACGATTATAACAAAGGTACAAGTACTTTATGTCTTTTATTAATAAATCTGCGTCATTATAATCTTTAAAATAGTCCGGTATTACTGTTGAAATAAAACTAACTTCATACGGAGAATCATAATTTCCTATTAAAAAAAGAGAGGCATTAAATTTTTTTCTAATGTTCTCAATTTGATCATGAGTTAACATTATTTCATCAACTAATGTAATAAAAAACAAATTATCAATATGCTCAAATTTGTTTAATTTTTTATATTGCCCGTTGTCAAATTGCGGACCAAACCAAGTTGTATTAATTATTAAATTCTCTGCTGTAGGAAATTTTTTATTAATCTGTGCCTTTAAGTGATCAATAGCCAGCACTTCGTTGGTGTGCCATTGGCTATTAGTCCCAAATGTTGTTCCAATAAAATATGTTGTCATTTAATTTTGTGCATGGTATCGACATTCGTTCCAGAACTCTCGCATTTCTGGAAATGTTTCTGTAAAGTTGGTGTTCCTACGTTTGTCGTGTTCGTTGAAGAATCTATAAAAATCAGCACGTTGTAGTGTAACATAGTCAGGATCCAAATTGCTACCTTCTTGCATCCAATCTATAGTGCGGCGCATGCGTTGCACTTCGTAATCCTTAAATCCTTGGAATGGGCGATCTGCTGTTTCTAAATTAGCTTCCATCCAGTCTGCTACGTCGGTTAATCTTTGTGCATACACCGGTGGAAGTATCTGTAGACTCTGCCATGACGGAGTACGTAACAGCGGAGTATCAAACCATACACGTTGGTATGTTGTACTGTGATATCTCCGCAAAGCCAGAATAATTTCTAGTTGTTGTTTTAATCCCAACACACTTAGATTATTCATGGTAATAATAAATGTCAAACTATTACAGTGCGGAATGTGCCTTAAGAAAAATTCAACTCTTGCTAGTACCCGATTAAAGTCCATACCATGTCGAATATACTCGGCATGCTGCCTGATGCCAGAATCCAAACTAACATACTGCATGAAGTGTTCAATTTGTGTATTGCATAACTTGGACACGTACTCAAAATATTTTTGCCATAACTTTTCGTCTACACTAAAGTTACTGGTAACATCAATGTGCAGTTCAGGATTAGGAAAAGCCAACACATAATCAAATACTTTGAAGGTATTACGATCCATTAATGGCTCGCCACCAGTCATCCTAAAATGTTTTAGTTTTGGATAGAGAGTGGGCCACCATTCCCAAAATGCATCTACATAGGGGTTGTCAGCACGAACAGGTATAGGCTTGCGACGACCATTAAAATGGCTCGGGTCATTATGAGGTTCGCTAGTAGGGTAGGCTCCCCATCGCTGGATTTCGTCTTCCCACGATGAACTAAACTGCGGACTGCAGTAACTACAGCGAAGGTTGCAAGCATGATTAAAATTAACTTCCACATAGGAAGGAACAGCATCTTCATCTCCTGTTGAGTTTGTGATTGCATCAAAGTGTTCAGCTGCCCAGGGCTCGCCACTACGATAATGCCTATCGCTTAACTGGCCTAGATCTTCCATGTTCCAACAATAACTGCATTCTTGTGGACGCTCATTGCGTAACATAATTTTACGCTGCTCTTTTTTATGCGCGGTGTTGTGTAACGCACCAGGATTATCTTTTAATAGCGCAGCATCTATTTCGTGCAACGGTGGATGGTAACAACTGTTATTAAGACCGGTTGTCAGGTGCAAACTCACTTGCTGCCATTTGGCCAAGCAGGTGCCTTTGCCTAGTTTTTGCTTCATCTGCTCTGCTGCAGACATAAAGTCACTTTTACTTGTCATTAACTAACCTTATTTTGCGCTGAAAGCTATTAGATGTTATTAAATTATAATTATGGTCAAGTATATTTTGCATTGACTCGTACATATTAACTAGTTCATCTACGGACTTGCCTGACAGATTATTAATTACATCTAGAATTTTTTTAAATTTAATACTAGGACTATACCCGTCGTAATCTTCGTCCCAATATTCATAAAAAGTTTGAAAGCCCATTTGTCGCAAATATATCATATAATTTTTTGGTCCCATAATTATAAAAGGTTTTTTTAGTAGCATGGGCCTAAATGTTTTTTCAGTAGGAAAAAAAACATTTCCTTCTAAGAAAGTTTCGCTAACTAAATCAACAAAAATATCCTTGTAAAATGTTATTATGGTATCAGCATAATCATATACAATATTAGAATACTTAGACGCTTTGTTGAGTAATAACGGAAAATTAGTTGCAATTTCCCCAAAATCAACCAATGATTCTGCACGGTATCGATATAGTTTTTCTAGTTCAAAAAAAGTACGATCCACATCGTTAAAAGAATTGCCGTGACAGGATAAATGAGCCAGATTTTGATGATGCCTATTTAAATAAGAAATAAAACCTAGTCTATTGGCCGAGGGCCTTCCGTAAAGACACAAAAAAATTTTTTTACCATTCCAAGAATGAAATAAATTTTCTACATGACGTGGAATCTCCTCTGCATAATAATATGGTTTATTGATTGCAATTTTATAAAAATTATGACGTTCTAATAGATTTGAGGTGTTAATTGTTACTGATTGAAAAGAAAATTTGTCTAAAATATCATATACTTGCAAATATTCTAAGCATGCAGCTTCTGGGTTAAGAATAATTTTTATTGATTTATTCTGATTATCTAATAGAAAAGAATAAAATTCTTTAATGTTCCAAATCTTATCGTTTGTTGTAATTAAAACAAATGTATTCATTTATTTACTCACTATTAGTTAACACTACCATCCTTCGATCTTTCTAATAACGTCAATTTCTGTCATCATAATCTCACTGTTACGTTGACCAGTACTGTAATGGTGTTTGAAGAAACGACTCTGTTCTGACGTATATATAACAATGGGTAAACCAAGTCGCTTGGTTAATGACTCTTCAATCTGCTTACACCCTTCTTTGGGATCCTCTTTGCTGAACATATCCCACAACTGTTCCAGCATGTCAAAATCTTGTACGTACTTGTGGTCCCATCCTTCTAACATGATCATGAATGCACCCAGTCTAGCACCATACATGGCCCAATGACCATTTTCCACATCAGCACCCACACTTTGCCAAATACACAAGTGGTCGTAATTACGACCATTGACCCTATCTTTAAATTCTTCTAGGGTGATTCTGGAGCCACGATCCAGACACATCTTGACCCCTTCTCTAAATCCTGCTCGCCAGGCCTGTTTGGCACTGCCATTGGGGTATGTTGTACTGTAACAGTTGTGCATGGCAAAGTACTTTGGGTCAAAACAAAACTCCACAGCAGTTTCGTCACTGCCATTGCTGGCCTCGTGTGTGCGCATGTTGTTTACAAATTCGCGACTCCAACAACTTAGTCCACCGTTACCATAGCGCAGGCCATTGATAATATTGCGTGCCTTCCATCTGAATGCGCCACCTTCTTGTTCTGGTTTAATCTTTAATTGTAGATTAAAGAAGGCAGCATCAGGCAGATTATCCCCGTCAATTAACACAAACCATTCTGTATCGCTGGCTGCTGCCGCAGCTTTGTGCGCGGCATCGCTGCCTTTGACTCCATCGACACGTTTTGCCCAAGGCGTCATGTTTTGTATCTTGATCCAAAACTCTTCTTTTTTGGGTTCGTCGTAGGTAAGGAAGATACAATCTAAATCTGCTACATCAAGTATTCGTTCGGCCATAATATTCTGTCTGTGAGTATTCTTCTTTGATTGTTAGTGCCAGTGCTGCATGACCTTTTACCACACGTTGGCCGGCATTGGCTTTTGTTAATTTTACACGATGAACCGGTTGTGGGTCAAGTACTTTTAATTCGTTGTTAACCACTTGTATCAGATTGGTTGGTGTTCTGTGAAATATATCTGGGTCTGTTAACACAATATAATTGCTGCCTTCGGGATGATGGCTTTCCCAAAGACCAATAACAGACCCATCATTGTTATAGTATAATCTGTATTCTTTTACAATAACAGGACGTTGCCGGTCGTACTCAGCAACTAACTCAAATGCTTTAACGAACTCTTGCCAAGGATCTAAAGTGGTCAATCAGCGCCTCCGTTGCAAAATTCTTATCATGGTAGTGTACAGGATGGTATTGGTTGATATTGTTAATTCTGATCATGCCCTGATCAAATTCAGTCACATAAACATCTTGGAACGACGCTGTTTCGTCGTATCCGTTTATGCTGGGTTTCATGTGTACAAAATTTACAAAATCTGCACTGGGCACGGTGCACAATTCTGGGCCTATTATATTGGCAGTAATGGCATATGCAACATCAGTGGTAGCATATTGATCGTTGCAACCTAGCAACAAGTTTCTCACTGTGGGCCATTGTTCAAATACCTGTTTTGCTGTTCTAAAAAAATTAGCAGCAGTTTGACTAAACCTAAAATACATCAGTCCAGTATACACATCTGGTAAGTGATTGTCGTCAAACAATTTTCTATAACGCCGGCTACCAGCCGGCTGCTGTTGGTAAGTCTGACATCCAGTACTCATGACAATGTCACGCAATCTAAAAGTTGTCCACCAATGGTCCACACTTCTAGTGAACAGTAAATCGCTTTCTAATTTGATAGTTTCTTTAAAGGGTGTTGACCAAAATGCCAGTGGCTCTAATCCAAACGGACCAGTGACACTGCTGGGTACTTCAATTACATAATCGAACACTGTGCGATGATAGTCCTGCACTTGAGTTGCAGTAGCAGCATCAACAATGACTGCAAACTTATTGATCTTTTGAGTCGCTTTGACATTCAATGCCTGCAAGTAGGCAAGTCGGAGATAATCAGTCTTGGCAGTGTTGGCTGCAATAGTAACAAATCCTTGTTGTTCTTTATGTTGGCTCATTGACTAACTGTTCCACCAGTTGTTGAAACTTACTACTTTGTAGATAGGCTTTGCCCATTAAATGCAGATTGGTCCGTGGCGCAACGTATGCTTTGTTGGCATCTTTAACAATTACTTGATGTTGATTGACAGTAATAGACTCAATCACTTGGTCTACGTTGAGCATGATGCCAGGAATACTGTTTGTACCAATGGCGTATCCGTTCAGGATAGTATCTGCTACTGCAAATGCATAATCATTGCGATAGTTTCTTTCTTGCATGTTAAACAAAGCTTGGTAGTATCCATAATTGTTTTGTACTCGTCCAACCAACTCAAAGAACAATCGTGCTCGTGGCGTTTTCCTAAATGCAAAAACTGTTGCCCATACATACGGTAAACTGTTAGGACCCATATCTGCCGGCATTGGCTGCACCAATGAATGACTGTGCCTTTGTAACAAATAATCCCAGGGTTGGTCAAATATTGATAGCAAATTACGATCCAGTACCAAATAGTCCGCATCAATTACCAGGGTCTCATCATAAGGACTCAGTTCATAAGCACGATATCTATCATTGTTGCGCCACTGTGTAAACTGTTCTGTATCTATGTCATACCTTGTATTTTCAAACGCAGAATCATCAGATGATATTACAGTATACGGCAATTTTAACACATGACTGGCTACGCTCAATGTTTGTTGAGCAATTTTTTTATAGTTTACCTCAGCTGTATTGTTAGCAAATGCCACAATACCTTTAGATTTTTCTGATCTTTTTAAGTTCTTCATGTTCGTTGTGCCAACGATTCATCACTTGTTGATAGTGTTGTTGTGCGGTAACAAGAAAAATTTGCTTGTCAATTTGCACAGGATTTTGGTAAACATCTTCCAGATAGATCTCATCCACGGGCCATGTTTTTACAAAACCAAGTAGCTCCGGTGTTATTTTAAATAGCCCACCGTTGTGAGTTAAATGCAAGTCAGTCTGAATCTTTTCGCGTAGGATTCGTTTATTAATTTGATAATCCGTTGCCAGCCGGATTTCATCAACTAAAAGATTAATATTGCTCATTGAATTAAATGTAGGTTCTGGTTAGAGTATTATTATACGCTAACCAGAATAAATTGTAAAGACTTTAGGTATTATACTCGTGTTACTGTAACAGCACCCCAGGTGTTGCCTAGGTTAGTAACTTCAGGATATGACACATCTACTGTGACAGTCGGAGTCAAACTCAGATCATCATCAAAGCTGCCGCCTGCGTTGGCACCAGATGTTGAGTTGATCGTGGCCCAGAAACTGACGATATCGCCGTTGTCATTGAAGCTGCCTCTTGTTCCGTTTGTTCTTACAGCAATTGACCCAGTATCAGTGGTATAACTAGCAGTGACACCAGTAACTGAAATTGCCGTGGTATTGGCTATGGTCAAAGAGTAATATCCAAGGCCGGTAAGATTGGTGCCTAAAGTACCACCAGTACCAGTACGACTTCCATTAGTATTTGCTGCAAATAGTGCTATACCACCTAAATAGTTTACCATATTAAGAGCGGCAGTAGACCTTGCTGATGCGCCTGCTGTGGCACTGATATTGAATTTTAAGCGGCCGCCTGCATTGAAGAAAAATCTAGCAGCGTCTGCGCCAGTAAATGCAACGTTGGCTCCAAATGATCTTGTCAATGTGCTGGTAGTTGTTGTACTAGTCCAAGCTGCATACGCAGTCAGTGCGTTGTGGTTGGTAATAGTGGCAGAGTTGGATGCAAATGTCATTCTGTCAGTGTTTAACCCATTGACTTTTGATTGTAGTCCTCCAGAGAATCCAATTATTTGTCCAGCTGTGTTTGCAGTAAGTCCAGATCCTGTTCCATTAATGTGAGTATTTGCACTGTTGATTGTGTTTACCAAGCTGGCCCACTGAGTGGCTGTCACGGTAGAAGATACAGATACATTAGAAAGTGCAGTTTGTCCCCAGCCTCTGCTGTTTGCACCCCAAGCCCATACAGCATGTACTGTGCTGGTATTGGTACTTGTGTTTGTTCCTAAAATGTTGTTATAATCTGTGGCTTCAATCAAACCACCTTGTGCATATGACATACTCAGTATCCTTATTAACTATTTAATTTCACAATGGCTTCGATGGTGCCTTCGCCTGGGTCAGTTTTGTTCTCTAGTGCTCTACCAATCACATTCCATGGGGTCAATTCAGTTTTGGCAGCGGCTCTAGCTAGACCGTTGCCTGCAGCAACCAATCGATCACCTTTACGAATTTTACCTATTACTTTAACTGGTACGCGACCTTGGACTGCAACTGGTGGGTGAGTTAAATCTGATCCTGCTGCGGAATTCATTAGATATGCTGCTCGTGTACTTATGACGCCAAACACATCTTCGCTTAATTCTTCGTTTACCACGGTGATTTCTTTGACACCGCCAAGACCAACAATGGTGCCTGGGGTATATGGTTGATCTGCTTCAAATCTTTCGGCCAAGTCAGCGTATTTGGCTTGAATTGAAACACCGTATATATTGTTCCACCAGCTGACACTTGATCCTAGGTTATACGACAAGTTTGCACTAGGTACAATGTTGGCAGCAAATGTACTAGTTCCTGTTCCACCACCTAGTACAGTATCCACATAGTCTTTGGTGGCAAAGCTGTATCCACTAGATGCTCCTGTAGGATTAGCATATGCTTCTGCTAGACCCGACGTTGCGTTACCTTTAAGGAACGGAGTGTTAACTGTTGCTGATTTAACGCTTAAAATTAAATTACCATTATTGGTTACATTTCGTAGTGTTACATCACTGCTGCTGACAAAGCCCTCAAAATCGCTGTCTGCTCCAAATTTAATACCAGTGTCGTTTGTAAAGGTAACTGATCCATTCACTACTCCGGACTGGTCGTTACGCAAGAAACTTGCTGCTGGAATGCCAACTCCGGACACATTTAAACTGTTTGCTACATCTGCATTGCCGTAAAAAGCCTGATTTAGTGCGGTGCTTAAATTTAAGCCGCGATTAATAACTGCAAAGCCAGCGGTCGCTGTAGTAAAGCTGGCCTCTTTGCTCCAAATACCAACCAAAGTGTTATCAATATAGAATTTTAACACAACATACGTGGCTGCAGGGCTTGCTGAAACAATGGTATCAGGCACTGCACCAGTGTTACCAGTGGTACTAGTACCTGCTGGACCAATAATTGCCCAAGATGTGCCATTCCAAACTTTTAGTTGTAAATTGACTGTATCCCACCATTGCTCGCCGGTTACCGGACTGCTAGGAGCACTACTGCTTGGCGTCATTGTGATTATAGTTTTCCAGGCAGCAGATGCTGTTCCTTTGGCTGTGGCGGTGTTAACTTTTATGTATTTTCCCCCAGTATCCCACCATAACTGGCCTGGTAAAGGGGCAGTTGGTGCTGATGACTTGGCAAAGTTTTCCATCAACTGTACCATGTTTTGATTTAAAAATACACCGTATCCGGGGTAATTTTTACCTACCAGAGTCAAACTTGAATTTGTTGTATCAATTGTACCATCAGTCAAACCACCAGTGATAAGTGCGGTACCGTTTGATAAATTTATATTATAAGCCATTTTTTATGTTCTCCAACTGCATTATTTATGCTGTGTTTTTTTATGTTTTCATTATGCAACAATGTGCAAATCCCAACCACTGTTAAATGTTCAACCCAAAGAAGACCTTGGCTTTTAGCACTGCTATTTCTTCTGTCATCTCATCAACTTTGGTACTAAGTTCTTTAACTGAGTTTATCAGTGCGTATATAATCTGATTGGTATCAACCATTTTATACCCCATGGCATCCTCAGTCACTGAGTTTGCAAAATCAGTAGTTTCTAGCTCTTGTGCAATCAGTCCAACAAATTCTTGCGACGGGTTGTCTGCCTGCATGAATTCGGCAGTGTATCTGTAGTTTTTTGGAACCAGTTGATTTATTTCAGCTAGGCCAGCTGTGTAATTGGTAATATCTTGTTTGTATCTGGCATCAGAGTAAGACCCAAATGTTCCGCCACCAATTTTACTTACTGATGACAAGTTAAATCCTGCACCTAGCGGATTCACGTAGAATCGTTCTGGCGGGTTAATTGCAGTCCCAACCAAAAGACTCACTGTGGTATCTGAGGCTCGATAAGCCCAAGAGGTGTACGTAGCAAAATTGTAGTTTGCTGTTAGTATACCAGCTGGACGAAGTGTAGTGCCATCAAAACTTAGGTTGGTACTACCACTAGCGACGCCAGAATTATTATACAACACCTGGCCATCAGATCCACCAACCAAACCACTTGCACCTGCCGGGCCTTGCGGCCCAGTAGCACCAGGTGACCCAGGAGGACCAGTGAGTCCGGTTGGACCTCTAGCACCTG